GTGTGCTCGCGATCTGTACGGGTTCCAGGGGTTTTTTCTGGGGGGTATGCAGATACGACGAAACCCCTCGAGGAGTAGGGATCCTCGAGGGGTTTTGCTGTTCACGAGCGACCAGGCTATTCGTCAGCCTCCCGACCGTCAAGCGAGTGGTGGGTGACCAACCATGACATCCCCCCGGTCGCCAGCGGCACGGGCTCCACAGCTGGCCCGCAAACACAGTCGTCAGACTGGTCGTGCTCGATGATGTCCAGGTCGGGGATGACATGCACCGAGTTGTCCAGTTCGAGGGTGTCGTAGCAACTCCAGGTCACCCGGACTCCGGTAGCCGGTAGAGGTGGTCGCCGTACCGCACACGAGTGAGGTCAGGCAGCGACGCACACGACGGCCACAGCTGACACTCGGCCCAGCGGTCGTGGAGCTCTGTCACGAAGACCTTGTACTCGTCGTCCATTCGCACGTAACCGAGGAGCTCGCCGTCATCCGGGTCGTACACCGGCTCAGGCTTCCTCGGCGACGTCCCGTAGATCATGCCTTTGCGAACGCCGTGGATGTCTCCGCGGTTGATCGCAATGGTGTAGTGACCGATGACCGCGGCGACTCGAACCTCGTCGATGCTCATTGCCAGCCCCACTCGAGCATCTGGTCTTCGTATTGGTCCATCTCGACTTGCTCGTCGAACCCCTTGGCACAGTTCGGGCAAGTCGTGTCGTAGTCGTACATGTTCGCGAGTTCGTCATGTTCCCAGAGGAGGATGTGCAGGTCGTTGAGTTCTACCTCCACGGTGCGCTTGCCACCGGGACCGGGGGCGCCACAGATGGCGGGGTTCTTGACCACCTGGCGGTATACCCAGAACGGATCTCGTTCGCTCACAGTTCTACCGGCCCTTCGTTTTCCATGGCGTGGAGCAGGTCGAATGTAGCTCCATGCCAGCGGTCGGAGTCTCCGAGTTGTTCGGCGAGTTCGGCGATCTCCTTTGGCGTCAGATCTGTCTCGACACGTCTCGCGCAGCACATTCGGCGGTAGACCTCGTCGTCGACCGTGACGTCCTTGAAGTCGATTCGTAGCGTGACGTAACTCAACGGTATTGCTCCTCGATGTGCAGGCCGGCCTGTTTGCATCTGCGACAGAACGCGACGTGGTTGTAGGGGTTCTCGGCGACTGCCTGCTGTTGTTCCCAGGTGAGTTTCTGGATCACTTCGCCGCAGCCCTGGCAGTCGAGTGTTGGCGGGTCTGTCATCGTTTCCCCTCCGAGTCCTGGTGCCAGTCGCCAACTTTGGTGGATGCGTAGGTTCGGTCGTCAACCTGAATCCAATCCGTCCGGCATTGGCCCTGGCTGTTTCGGAAGCCACAGTCGCGGAGGTGGAGGTTGTTGTAGTGGTAGTACTTTCCCATCCAGATGCGGTCCTTCTTCTCGATAACTTCGCCCGAGTAGACGGTGTCACCGCATCCGGTGAGGCCGAGGACGCCGGCGAGGGCGAGCGCGGCGGCGATCTTCTTTGTCTTGTTCACTACAGATCCATAAAGTAGGCGTTGGCGGTTTCGTTGAAGATGTCGGTGAGGAGCTCGTCGAGGTCGACGGTGTGCTCCCGGAGGTCCTTGGTGCCACCGTGAACCTCGAAGGTGAGGACAACGACCATGTGTCCACTGAAGTTCGTCTTCACGTCATATCGACTGAAGTTGTAGTACTCACCGAAGTCCATCCGCAGCTGGTTGAACTCGCTCTCCTTCTTGTGTGCGTACTCGTGTAGGACCCTGCCGATCACGTTCATGCCTGTGTTCTCCCTCTCGATCTACCCATCTAATGCTACAGTAGACACATGTCAGACGTAGAGCTTTACCCGATGTATGAGGGCACCACTGTGGATGGCGACGTGATCGTTTCGTTCACACCAAGGGCTCGCGACGTGAAGTCGGATGAGACGTCGTATCGGCCCATCCATGTGGTGCCGTTCGACGACCCGGGCAACCCGCATGTCGCCTCCGAGGACTGCTTCTGCATCCCGCGGCTGGTGATGGAAACGACCGAGAAGGCCGTCTATTGGGTCTACCGCCACGGTGGCGCCAAGGAGCGCACCGGGCCACTGGGGATCAGGAGCGTGGGATGAGGGTCGGCTAGTGGGCTGGGGTGAGCCACTCACGCCCGAGTGGCGTCGCAACCGTCCGATCATCCTCAAGCGCGCGAACTACCAGTGCCAGCTGAGATGGAAGGGCTGCACAGGCGAGGCTACTGAGGCTGACCACATCATCAACCGCGACTCCTGGCCATACGACAAGCCTGGTCGCGACGACGTGAGCAACGGCCAAGCTCTTTGCCATGCATGCCATGTGAAGAAGACGTCATACGAACAGCAGCGCAAGAGAAGGAAGAATAAGGAGGTCCTGAAGCACCGATGGACGAGAATCAAGCATCCCGGGCTGAGGTGAGCGCATGCGAACCCTGCTGATCGGATCCGCTGCGGCGCAGAAGCTCATCCCGTCATGGCGTGACCCTAAGGACTGGGACTACTTCTCGGATGTGCCCCTCAAGTTCAGCAAGGATCCCGTCCGCCGCGACGTGTTCTGGCACGACGGCCTCGAGGAGATCCTGCCCGAGGGTACCTGCCGACCAGCCACCCTCGACGAGCTGTACACGATCAAGTTCAGCCACTCCTACTGGGAGCTGCGCAACGGGTCGTGGTCCAAGCACATGGCCGACCTCCTGAAGCTGAAAGAAGCTGGTGCGCAACTCATTCCGGAGTGGCACGATGCGCTATACAAGATCTGGGAAGATACCCACGGCAAGAAGGTCGTCGACCTAACGAAGGAAGCCGATGAGTTCTTCTCCGACGCCGTGAAGCGCATCTACGAGCACGACTCGATCCATGCGTCCATGGCATACAACGGTGACCGTCCGTTGTATGAGCAGTTCCTACTCCCCGGCAAGACGGTCCAGATGGACATGGCCGCGGTGTGGGACGCACCACTCGAGGTGCAGCTCAACATGTTCCGCGAGGAGATCTACGTGACCGCCCTCGAGCGGCTCGTCATCCCCGCGGACTACCAGTACTCGCCGGGTCGCGCCTATCAGTGGGCCCTGCGACGCACGATCACGAGCCTCACCAAGGGTCGCAGCGCGCGATTCTTGGTAGAGCACTTCGATGTTCTAGCCAGACCGGACATCGACTACGTGAAGTTTCACCTGAGCAACAAGGACAAGCTGATCACACTGAAGGAGGCAGCATGAGTTACACCGCAGACGATCTCGACATCGCCCTCGCCAAGCTGTTTTACAACGGCCCAGAGCGGGACCGGGTCAAGTACTGGTCGGACTATGCCGAAGAGGCGTGGGACCGGGTTGAGAGCCGAATCTATTTCGGCGACAAGTCGATCGAGACCGAGTTTGGCACCATCCACAAGGCCGACGACTTCGGCGGCGAAGGCATGGGGGACCAGTACTACCTCGTCGTCTCGGTCACCGACGACGCCGGCAACGTGCGCTACTTCAAGCGCTGCGGCTACCACCGATCCCATGACGGGTCCTACCTCGACGGCCCGACCCTCGAGGTTGAGCCAGTACAGCAGACTATCACGGTCTGGAACACCAAGAAGGAGAGCAAGTGAGCTACACCGTCAACGACATCAACGAGTACGTCCAGAACGGCGAGTCGCCGACCGAAGGCAGCTGGCGTGAGTTCGAGGAGCTCATCCAGGCAGATTCGGCGCCGGTCCGAAACCCGAAGCCCGAGGAGATCGGGGAGGGTGAATGGGTCGACGGAGGCGGGTACCTGCACGAGCCCAAGCAACACGGTCGTAACTGGTCCTACCGGGTCTACCGCCCCCAGGGTTACACCGGCCTCAAGATCCCCGGCATCGGCCTTGCCACCCTCGAGCGCACCCACGGCGGCGAGGGGGAGGGCGACCAGTACTGGTTCGTCTTCAAGATCACCGATGACGACGGCAACGTGCGCTACTTCCGGCGCGAGGGCTGGTACGCGTCCTACGACGGCGGTCACTACGACGGTCCGACCGTGGAGGTGCGACCAGCCGAGAAGGTGATCACCGTCTACAAGAAGATCTAGTTCTTGCGTCTGACGTCCTCTCTAATGTACACTTAGAGGTGCGCGTGGTTATCCCCGAATGCTCGAGGGCTTGAGCGCTGCTGACGAGCAGAGTGTCGTGGGTTCGAATCCCACACGGGGAGCTTTCTCCTGGTAGTCGAGTCAGGTTACGGCGCTTGCTGACGAGCGAGAGGCGTGGGTTCAAATCCCACCCAGGGGACATATGGGCGTAGCTCAATTGGAAGAGCAGCGGTCTCCAAAACCGCCGGTGTAGGTTCGAGTCCTGCCGCCTGTGCGAGGTGTCGATGTTTCTGGCTCCGGTTTCAAGTTGACTCCCAATAACACTGCAAACCGGGCAGCTCGTGGGTGACACACCAATGGTGGTGTAGCCGGCTGTAACCCGGTGGCGTTCTACGCGGGCAGGTTCGATCCCTGCCACCCACACGCAAGCCCCTGCCCTCTGATGCCGCACCCGATTTTCGATCACGCGGCTCAAGGTATGGACCAGGCCGTCCTGATCAGATGGAACCAGTTCACACGATTCCGGGTCGTGGGGGCGTTCGGGAGAGTATGCCCACGGTGGGCGCGCGGTGTCGAAAGCCGCTATACGGTAACCATTCCGGGGGTTCAACTCCTCTGCTCTCCGCACCCACCCTGCGCTCTCGCAGTTCAGGGTCTTTAGGCGAGTTATCCAGTCTGGGACTGGCTACCGTTGCTAGCGGCTAGGCATCTTCGGGTGTGTGGTTCGACTCCTCAACTCGCCGCGTTGCCGGTACCGACGGTGCGGGAACCAACTCATATCGGGTTCCATCGGTGTCCTGGGCACTGACGCCAAAAGGCCCACTCATTCTGACGTTCAATCCCATTGAACAGCACGAAAGGTGAACATGCCGTTCCTCGACACCACCTGACTTCCCTACATGACTCGTAGGGAAGGAGGTGATTGGCTATGCCAGGACCATGCTCAGCCCCAAACGGGGACGTCACACTCATGTCCATGGTGAAGGACCACTGTCCGCATCATGGCGCCAAGCTGGGTGAGTGTGCAAAGAATGCACGACGCGGTGAAGATTGTCCGCGACGTGTCACGAAGCGCCAGTTCTTGCAGCGTATCGGGAAGCTCGATACGGGCAAGACGCGCAACCAGCGCCGCAACTGACCGGGTGCAGCCGGTTCCAGCCTTCTGCATGAGGTTGGCTGTCGACCTGGGTATGTCATCAAAACTGCCCCACCCCGGCGTGTAGCTCAGATTGGTGAGAGCGCTCGGTTGAAACCCGAGAGGTCGCAGGTTCGAGCCCTGCCGCGCCGGCCATTTCGACGTAGCTCAATTGGCAGAGCGTCCGACTGTTAATCGGATGGTTGAAGGTTCGAGTCCTTCCGTCGGAGCCATCCTGGCCCGGCCCAGACCTTTCTGAACACCGCATTCCCGCGGTGTTTCTTGTGGTATCTGCAGGAGGTCTGCAATGTCCGACGAAAACAACCTCGATGTGTATGAGGTGTCTAAGCTGTCGGTTGTCCGCTATCTGGGCATCGACGGCACCTTCTTCACGGATGTGTACTGGGAGGACTTCCGCGGCGGCGACGATCTGACCTTCGAGGAGAAGATCGCGCTGGTCGAGCGTGCCCGACAGAACGCGTACATGAGCGAGATGGACTACGAGATCGTCGATTGGGATGACGATGACGACGGTGAAGGCTGATTCCTTGATGTAGGTACCTCAAGTCAAAAGACTTGAACCTGTCTAGGTAGACCCTAGACTAAAAGAGTGGGGTGCTAGCAGGCCATCCCCGGTCACGAGTACTGCGAACGACCCAAAACCGCCTGCAAAAAGAGATAAGTCCCAGCTCTTGGGCAATTTCACTGGCGCGCTTCTGGATCCGACATGGATCGTGCGCCACCTTCGCAAGTTCCGACAGGGAGCGCTCATATGTCTCGAATCAAACACGCATGCCTCATGCGTGTCTTTGTCGTACCCGGGGGTGGGTGATGGCTGCACAGAAGCCTGGACCGCCTCCAACCGGTAATGCTGTCCGCCGCAACAAGGACCCCAATCTGCAGCAGCAGGATTGGGCGATTGTCGACCCGGCGCTGCATGACTGGGATTATCCCGAGATCCCCGACTGGATCGATTCCACGCCTCGCACTGAGGCTGTCTACGAGTTCCTGATGACCCTGCCCCAGAGCCGCACGTGGCGACAGGGTGAGTGGTTCCAGATCTGGATGTCCCTGCCGACTATCGAGCGCTATTTCTCTCGGCCAGGTGGCGAGACGCTGAAGAGCATCATGGGGCTGCTCAACGTCGGCCTCAACCTGACTCAGGCCGACATGGCCAAGGCCCGCATGAAGTTCAAGGAAGCAGACCCTGTCGAGGAAGAGCTCGAGGGTGCGACGAAGGCCAAGGTAGTCGACCTGGAAGCGAGGAAGAAGCGGCTCACGATGCCGTCCGACTCGGACGGTGACTGATGCCGCACGAGATCTTCCACAACGACCAGATGGACCTGAACCGGTCCCTGGGTTGGCTCGCAGTCGACTGGATTGAGTCACTGTGCGTCCGTGGTAACGGCGACGTCATCGGACAGCCGGTGGAGCACCTGATCGACGACTATGCCCGCTTCATCGTCATGGCCTACTCGATCGACGAGGAGGGCAAGCTCCTCCACACGTCATCGTTTCTATCTCGAGCAAAGGGCTGGGGAAAATCTGAGATCGCCGCATTCGTCGGCCTTTTCGACGCCCTGGGTCCGTCACGCTTCGATCACTATGCAGAGGCGGGGGAGACCTACGTCTGCCCCTACGGTACCGGCTACGTCTATCACTACAGCGAGGGCGAGCCGGTCGGCAAGAAGATGAACACGCCGATCGTGCAGTGTGTGGCTACCGAGGAAGGTCAGGCCGGCGAGGTCTACTCCACGATCCACATGAACTGCAACGAAGGGCCCCTCGCGGTGGCCTTCCCGGATAAGCGCGACGTCGGCCTGACGAGGATAAACGTCCCGGGTGGTGGGTTCATCAAGCCCATCACTGCGAGCGGCGACTCGAAGGACGGTGGCAAGACCACCCTCGCGCTCCTGGACGAGACGCACCTCTGGAAGACCCCGGAGCTGCAGAACCTCTACAAGACCATCGACCGTAACCTACAGAAGCGCCGCGGTACCGCCGGCACGTTCATGCTCGAGACCTCGACCATGTTCGGACAGGGCGAGAACTCGGTCGCTGAGCAGGCCTACGACGCCATCCAGACGATCCGTGAGGGCAAGTTCAAGGGCCGCATCCGCCAACTCTTCGATCATCGCTACGGACACATCGACCCCGATGACCTCGGCGACCCGGACAAGGTGCGCGAGGCCCTGATCGACTCGTACAACGAGGCCCTGGGGTGGAACGACCTCGAGTCCATGGTGGATCAGGTCATGGATCTTCGATCCGGCGCCGATGTCACCGCAACCTACCGCTACTGGTTCAACGACAAGTTCGCCGTCGAGGCAGCGTTCCTGGCCCCCTGGGAATGGGAGTCCGTCGGCCCCAAGGCATTCAACGATGACAATGACGATGAGAACTATTTTCCGACGCCGAACCCGATCAAGCCCGGGGACGTCATCGCCCTCGGCTTCGACGGTTCGCGCAAACGAACTCGAGGCGTCACGGACTCCACCGCTCTGGTGGCGGTACGAGTACGAGACGGGGCGTGTTTCCCGATCCGGATCTGGGAGCAGCCGCCTGATTACCACGGCTCTGACGGATGGGAAGCCCCGGTCGCCGAGGTGGATGCAATGGTGCGCCACGCGTTCAAGACGTACCGCGTGGTGGCCTTCTACGCCGACCCGGCCTACTGGACACCCACGGTAGCCGACTGGGAAGCAAAGTTCGGACATCATCTGCCCGTCAAGGCATCTCAGCAGCACCCGATCGAGAAGTGGATGACCGGTAGTTCGGTCGCCAAGCGCACCGTCGACATGATCGACAAGTTCGAGCAGGCAGTGCTCAACAAGGAGCTCTACCACTTTGACGACCCCCAACTGACCAGCCACATCCTCAACTGTCGACGCAAAGAGTCCAACGCTGGACGCCAGCTCGGCAAGGAAACCCCCAACAGTCCCAAGAAGATTGACGCGGCCATCGCGCTGATCCTCGCCTGGCAAGCCCGCCTCGATGCTGTCGCCAAGGGCGTGGGCATGGCACCGCCGAAGCGCGTTGCCTACAGACTTCGCTAAGGAGCACCATGGAAGCCGAACCGCAGCCGGATACTCCGGAGTACACGTTCATCCAACTCATGGAGAAGATGAACGAGGACCTTCCGGAGAACGAGCGCGTCCAGTCTCCGTACCAGCCGACCACCCGCCAGGAGCGCCTGGATCTGCTGTGGGACTACATCATCGGCAATCCGCCCCTGCCGCAGGTGGCCGATCGCTATGCAGACATCTTCCGCCAGGTCATGCGTAAGGCCCGATCTAACTGGGCCCTGCTCATCGTCGAGTCCATGGTCGACCGCTCGCGCATCAACTCGGTGTCGACCGAGGCTGACTCCGACTTCGACGGTGACGACGTCGCTAAGCGGATCCACGACTTCTCCGGATTCGGTGCGTTTCTGTCCGACCTGCAGACCCACCTGTTTTGCTTCGGCGAGGCCTACGCTCGCGCGCTCAAGCCCGAGGAAGTCCTTGGTGACGACCCTGAGTCGCCCGCGGTTGGCCCCGAGGGCACCCCGCCGATGTTCGTCGTCGAGGACCCGCGCAACTGTGTCGGCCTGGACGACCCGCAGCGCCCCGGAAAGCTCAGGGCGTGGGTGAAGGTCTGGGACGACGATACCCTCGATCAGCAGGTTGCTGTCATGTACTGGAACTCGGTTCAGTACATCGCACGGCGCGAAGAGGGTGCCACGTCAGAGACTTTCGACCCCGAAGAGTGGGACTGGACGTCCGGCGTCGAGGGCGAGTCCCCGCAGACCTCGATGCCCGAGCTTGCCGGCTACGGCGGCGTCCCGGTCGTGAAGTTCACCAACAAGATGGCCATGGGTGAGTTCGAACCGCATCTGGATGTCCTGGACCGCTTGATGGACCAGACCCTGCAGCGCATCGTCATCGCCTGGTACCAGAGCTTCAAGCAGCGTGCCGTCATCGGCAACCTGGACGGCGGCGAGGACTACTCGGAGTCCGATCAGGTTAACTCGCTGATCCGCGACATGCGTAACGGCGACTCGGGCGAGCTTCAGAGCCTGTTCGAGGCTGACCCGGGTGCCCTGTGGGTCGTTCCCGAGGGCGTCCAGTTCTGGGAGTCCTCGGAGGCTCAACTCGAGCCGATCCAACTGGCCCACCGCGACGATCTGCGCGAGCTGGCCGCGGCGTCCCGGACTCCGCTGTCGATGTTCCACCCTGATGGTGCGAACCAGACGGCGCAGGGCTCGGAGATGCAGGAGAAGGCGCACGTCGACAAGATCCAGGATCGCCAGGCCCGCATGAACCAGGGTCTCGCGCTGCTGCATCAGATCGGCTTCGCCTACCTGCAGGACGAGCCGCGCACGGTCGGCGTCCGCGTCAACTGGGCCAACGCATCGCGCATGTCGATGCAGATCATGGCCGATGCCACCCAGGCCACCGTCGGCGTTCTGAGCCGCAAGCGTCAGCTGATCCACATCTGGGGTATGACGCCGGAAGAGGTGCGCCTTAACGAGACCGAGCTGCTGCAGGAGCAGATGATGGCCCAGTCGATGGCGATCGATACCACCGCGACCAACGACACCGACAGCAACGCCGGCAACAATGATGCCGAGCAGGCGACCGCAGCCAACGAGTCGAACGCTGAGCAGGAGCCCGCCAACGCAGGAGCCGAGTGATGGCGCCCAACCCGCAGCAGTTCCTGAGGCTGGTGGACAGCTACAGCAGGCAGCGCCAGACCATCACGGACCGCCTTGAGGCCCAGGTTGATTCGATCTGGTCCCGAGTTGACCCGTACAAGGGTGCAGAGGTCAAGGAGTTCGTCGAGCAGGCCACGATGTTCACTACCGCGGCCCAGCAGCAGGTGATCTACCTTGCCACCGCGACTCAGCGTCAGGCCCTGAACCTCATGGGCGTCAACGACATGGACGACTACGTGCCGAATGTCCCAGACGAGGTTCGGATGTACTCCGAGGCCGAGGTCTACGAGTTCGCCCGACCCGTCACCCGCCGTACAGATCAGGGTCCTTCGAATCGCCTACCTGCAGATGAAGTGTTCAATCGACCGGCCCGTCAGTACCGCGCTTTGCGTAAAGAGGGCAAGTCCCATAAGGAATCACTTGACGCGACGCGAAATCGTGTCAAAGTTATTGTAGGAACCAATCTGGCTTTGGCTCAGCGTGAAGCTGAGACGCAGGTTATCCAGGCATCGACCAGGAAGTCGAAGTCTAAGAACAAGCCCATTGGTTATCGAAGGATCATCCACCCCGAGCGTTCGAAATCGGGGATTGTGTGCGGCCTCTGTGTCGCAGCCGCATCTCGCACCTACACGATCGAAGACCTTCAGCCACTGCATGACCACTGCAACTGCACCATCCTCCCAGTCACCGCGGAGATGGACCCCGGCCTCGATCTGAACGAGCAGGACCTCAAGAACCTGTACGGCCCGGACGGCAAGACTGCAGCGGAATACCTACTCACACTCAGCTACAAGGTCGAACAGCACGGTGAACTCGGCCCCATTCTCGTTCCCGAGAAGGGTGCCGGCGGAATCATTCACTTCAACCAGAACAGCCCGACAGCCGAACAGGCAGAGGCTGCTTGATCATCCGTTCTGTCAAGAGCGGCTCCATTCACAACTATCCCGACAGGGGAGTAACATCGCAATGACTTCTTCGAATCTGCCCATTCATCCGGTCACCGGCCTTCGCGCCCTGGGAATCGGAAAGCGGGGCCCGATCTGGCCGGCCATTGGCGCATCGCCCGAGCATGACGACCCGGACACCCCGGACCTGGACCTCAGTGACCCCAGCGGTGGCGAACCGGACCCCAGCGAAGATGACGATCCGGCAGACAGCGGCGAGCCCCAGACCTCGAATGGCAAGCCCTTCGCCACAGACGCCGACGGCAACAGCTACGGCTACCCGGTGGACACTCCGGTCAAGGAGATGTCGGTCGAAGAGCAGATGAACTACTGGAAGCGCCAGTCGCGCAAGAAGGAAGATCAGCTCAAGAAGGCCAAGTCGCCCGACGAGATCGCGAAGCTCGAGCAGGAGCTCGCAGACCTCAAGGCGCAGGGCCAGACCGAGGACCAGAAGAAGTTCCAGGAAGCAGTCGACGCCGCGCGCGCCGAAGGTGAGACGGAAGCCAAGAACTTCTACCTCCCACTGCTGCACGAGACCCAGATCCGCGGCTACGCACACCCCTTCCTCAAGGAGGAGAAGGCGATCGACACCTGGCTCCAGGGCATTGCGATCGAGAACTTCGTTGACTCCGAGACTCAGATGATCGACGGAGAGAAGGTCAACTCCTACCTCAAGGCGATCTACGGAGAGCCCGGTAAGTCGACCACTTCGCCTCAGTTCCAGAACACCGGCCAGTTCCAGGGCCGGAAGAAGGAACGCGTCAACTACGCACAGCAGGGCGCGGAAATCGCCGCGCGCCGCTTCGGTACCTCCGACTAAGGACACACTCCTATGACTTCCATCGCCCCCCGCGTCACCCGGCAGGTCTACTCGGACCACAAGGCATGGGTCTACGCAGACATCAGCCTCCAGCCCGGTCGCGCCTCGATCACCCTCGATCTGAGCAAGTTCGTCAAGGGCACCCACTACCCGAAGGGCTTTGTGCCGTCGGGTATCCCGCTGGGCAAGATCACCGCCACCGGCCTGTACGGACCCTACGACAACTCGGCCACCGACGGTCGTGAGGTCTGCGCCGGCTTCCTGTGGGCCCACACCGATGACGTCGTCGATGCCAATGGCAAGACGACCGCCGCCCTCTGGTTCGGCCCCGGTGCCATTCAGGAAAACGAGCTGCCCGTGACCATCGACGCCGCAGGCAAGACCGACCTCGCGTCCTGGTTCAAGTTCTTCTGATCCGGCCTACGACCGCGTCTAACCTCTACTTAGGAAGTAGCAACCAATGACCAACATTCTCAACGCCCCGGTCCACCCGGACGCGGCCACCGCGTTCGTCCGCCGGGTTCCCGAGCCCTCGGGCAACACCCTCTCCCAGTTCCTCCCGGACAAGACCATCCAGGACACCCGGGTTGAGGTCACCGACGTCGAACTGACCAGCTCGACGGCTCCCTACCGGTCGTATGACGGCAACATCCCGCGGATCAAGCGTGACGGCTTCCAGGTCCGCCAGGTCGAGATGCTGCCGATGAGCCTCCAGGGTGGCAAGGGTGAATTCGAGCGCCTTCAGCTCGAAAAGGTCCGCCAGACCGGTGGTTCCGACGCTGCGATCGTCGAAGCGATCTACAACGACCTCGAGAAGATCGTCCTGAACATCCGCAACGCCCTCGAGGTGTACCGCGGCAAGCTGCTCTCGACCGGTCGTGTGACCGTCGCCGAGAACGGCGTCTTCACCGAGGCCGACTTCGGTGTCCCGGCAGAGCACTTCGTCGGCTCGGACGTCGCCTGGACCGACGTCGAGAACGCCCGTCCGATCACCGACCTGATCGCCTGGTCGGAGGTCTACGCAAACTCCTACGGTCAGCCCGCCGGCGGCATGATCGTCTCGCGCAAGACCATGGGTCTCCTGCGCGCCAACAAGGAGATCCGTGCCGCCGCGGGCCTCACCAACGCCGATGGTCCGGCCTTCGTGTCGAACCAGGTCGTCAACGCCGCACTCGCCGCGTTCGACCTGCCTCCGGTCGTGGCCGTCTACGACCAGGTCATCAACGGCCAGCGCGTGATCCCCGAGGGCAAGGTCATCTTTGTCCCGGCCAACGCCGCCGACCTGGGCAACACCTACTGGGGTGTCTCGGCCACCGCGCTCGAGCTGCTCAACGCCGCGCAGACCGACATGTCCTTCTCGGACGCGCCGGGTCTGGTGGGCGTCGTGATCAAGAGCGGCCCGCCCTTCCAGGAGGCTGCGCTGGTCGACTCGATCAACCTGCCCATCCTCAACAACCCCAAGGCGCTGCTCGTCGCCGACGTCACCGTCAACGCCGGCTCCTGAGCCAACTAGCCACCCAGGGCTCCACGAGGGCCCTGGGTGGCTCTACGCCATCGACAAGGGGAGAACGGAAAGCACATGCCGAATCTGAGACTGAGCGTCTACGTCAAGGGCGCAAACGGACAGACGGGCTGGGTCCGACCGGGTGACGAGATCCCCGACTGGGCCTACGCCGTGCTGTCGAAGAACCCGAGCCTCTGGGATGGGCCGATTGAGCCACCCAAGGTCGCCGAGGACGCGCCGAAGCTGCCCGAACCGCAGCCGACGCCGACCACCACCAAGCCCAAGCGCGCACCGCGGAAGGCCGCACCCAAGGAGTCCTGATGGCGATCTACGTCGAGGTGGAGGACGTTCAGAAGCGATACCTGAACGGCACCCTGCCTGAGGACTGGGTCGAGCAGCAGATCGAGGACGCCGAGGACCTACTCTTCGAGTACTTCGAGCGGCTGGAAGCCTCTGCCACCGATAAAGAGATCAAGCGCATCAAACGCGTTGTGGCAGCAGCGATCATCCGCTACTACAACAACCCCCGCGGCATCGTCCGTGAGCGCATCGAGGAGCAGGAAGTCCAGCTCCGTGACGCCGGCGGCGAGGACGAGTCCGGACTCTACTTCACCAAGAAGGAACTGGACGGCTTCCGACAGTCCCGCCGACGCGTGGGCATGCTTGGAGTCGATCCGGCGCCGTTCGCAGGACGTGACCAAACGTAATGGGCGAAGAGATTGAGATCTACCGCCAGACAACGACTGGCCGCGTCAAGCATGGCGGACACGCCAAGGGGGAGCGCGAACGCGACTACTCCCACACGATCGACGATGTCATCATCAGCTACGACGACACCGAGACCGAAGAGTCCGGCGAACGCCTGCGGGACGCGCGCACGATACGCGTGAAGATCTGGGTCACCAGAGGATCCGACATCCTGGCCCAGGATCGCATCAAGCTCCCCGACGGGCTGTTCTACCGCGTCGACGGAAAGCCCCTGGAGCGCAAGTCCGGACTGACCGGAAACATCGCGCGAACCAAGATTCTCCTGGTCCGCACGGAAGGCTAAATATGGCCAGACCACGCCGTGTAACGATCGACTTCGAGCCCAAGAGGCCCTATATCGGAAATGCCTTGAAGAGCATGCCAATCAAGCGCATGCTTAATGAGAAGGTTGAGCTCGGTAAACAGCTCTATTCCAAAAGGGTCGTCAAGGGTAAGCGGCATCGTCCCGGCCAGCCCCGCAACTACCGGAGTATTTCTGGAAAAGTGGGCCTTGGTGGTGATGACAAAGACCGCTGGACCGGTGAAATCGCAACCACAGCACGTCATGGCCTGCCCCGAGAATTCGGTGCGGCGTCTGAGATAAAGCGTGGTGGGGGATACACCAAGCAGGTCGCCAAACGATACGAACGAAGCGTCAGAGGTCGAGCAAAGCAGCGTGGAAATGCTGAGCATGTCCTGGGTGGTGACAGCCGCCGCAGGGCCAGCATTGTGAAGACCTTGGAGGTACGGTGACCCCGGACGACATCGACGCAGAACTCCTATATCTGGAGTATCTGAGCGACCTGGGTTACACCGATACCGCCATCCCCGAGTGGAACGACTTCGCCGCGGCTGAGGCCAATGGTGAGTACTTCGCCGGCTGGGAAGACATTCTGCCGATCATCGTGGTCAACCGCCTGCCTGCAGGTGGTGTCGACGACGAGGGCCTGACCGACGAAGCCATGCTGGCCATCGTTTGCATCGGTCGAGATCGCAAGGAAGCCTGGGACACTCACCGCAAGGTCCAGAAGAAGGTCCTCAACGGCGGTAACCCCTACGAGATCGTCCAGAAGAACGAAGACGGAGATGTACTCGGCACCGTCCTCATCGAGCCCACCAGGGCTGTTGAGGCCGGATCGCTTGAGCCAGACTTCGACCCCGACAACAGGTTTGTCGAGGCGACGTACTGGGCACCAATCTCCCTTCGTTTCTAATGGCTAACGCAACAGTACGAACATGCCTGCAGTGCTCCGCGGAGTTCTCACGGACATCGCGTTCTCAGAGCCTGCAGCTCTGCCAAGACTGTGACGGCGTCTACGCACGCTGCATTCGCTGCGGTGAATTGAAGTCAACGGACCATTTCAACGCACACAAGTCGCGTCGAAACGGACTCGACAACAAATGCAGAGAATGTGACGCCGACCGCAAACTGCGCGAGCGATATGGAATCTCTCTCGCGGAATACAACGACCTGCTCGACGAGCAAGACGGAAAATGCGCAATCTGCCACACCGTCGCGAAACTGCACGTCGATCACTGTCACGCCACTGGAAAGAAGCGGGGACTCCTCTGCTCCCAGTGCAACACGGCAATCGGACTTCTCAAAGAGGACTTGAATCTCCTCTCTCGAGCTGCCGAGTACCTCGAACTTCACCACTGAGGTTCGCGGCACCACACCATCTTCCATCAATTGCTTAGGAGAGCAATAATGGCCACTCTCTCGGACATTCAGGGCATTCGTAAGGCACTGATCCGCAAGCCCCTCGCTGGCGGCATCCTCTTCGCCCCCAAGTCGGCTGCAGACCCGACCTCCTGGACGACCTACACCGCAGGTCCCCCGGCGACCATCACCTTCAACAAGCCGGTCGGCTTCGAGCCGCTGGGCGCGATCTCCAAGGAGAACCCGCCGACCTTCACCCCGGAGACCGAGGTCTCGGATGTGGAGACCTGGGGCCTGCTCGAGGCGTCGCGTACCGACATCATCTCGCGCAACACCACGGTGAACTTCGTGGCGCAGGAGACCAACCGTAAGGTCCTCGAGCTCTACCACAACGCCGACTACAGCGGCATCACCCCGGACGCGCAGACCGGCGAGGTTCAGTTCGCCGATCCGACCGCCCCGGACGTGATCTACCACCGCGCTGCCTTCGTCACTGTCGACGGCCAGGGCGACCGTGCCATCTACATCATCAAGTACTGCCCGAACTTCATCATCACCGAGGTCGGCGAGCAGTCGTGGTCGCAGGATGGCGCGATCGACTACAACATCACCGGTCGCGCGAAGGTCGACGAGGACGCCGGCTTCGCCGTCAAGACCATCATCTGCGGTCCGGGCTGGAAGGCCCTCGAGGCCGAGCACGGCTTCGGCTCCTGATCGCGGGCCTTCGGGCCCATAGTCGTTGCCCCGCTGCCGAATTCTCCCCGGCGGCAGCGGGGCAACGTTCCAACTTACCCGGGGATCTTCACAGGAGACATCAACACGATGGCGAACTTCGAGCGAAAGCTCCTGGTCAACAACGCCGGCCATGCCGCGTATGTCGACAACGCAGTGGACTACCACAACCTCCTTGCCCGCGGATACAGCGAGCAGGCGACGGGCGGGTCCGCCCCCGCGCCCGCAGCGGTTGAGCCCGCGGTGAGCGTGCCGGCACCGGTCGGTATCCCGCCCCGCGCAGCCGACACCAAGTCGTCCAAGAAGTAACCAACCACCAATCAATTCTCTTAGGGGAGAAGATCAATGAGTGAAGACGCCAAGGTCAACGAGACCGCCAACGAGCTTGACGACGATGATGTCGTGACCGCCGACGCCGGCGAGGAGACGAAGGAAGAGAAGCCCTCGCGCTTCTGGACCCTCTTCGACGAGGCGATGGGGGAGTATGTCGCCAAGGAGCCGTACCCGTTCGACGGGTTCGGTGTCGACAACATCATCCCGATTCCGGCCCCGGACACCGCGGACCGTGCCCTGGCGATCGTCAACCTGTGTGACCTCGAGGGCGATGTCGACGTCAAGGACGTGCAGCCCTACATGAAGGCACTGCTCGGAGACGCTGCCTACGAGGTCATCTGGCCGAAGTTCATCGGCCCGTTCCCGGTCGTCGTCGCGCTCAAGTTTGCCGAGGAGCTCACCAACTACTTCTTCGGTGGCCAGCTCGAGGCGATTCGTGCAGCCGCGGCGCGTGTGCCGGGGGGTTCGTCGGCCTAGTCGAGATCATCGAGGCCTACGGCTGGGCCATCGAGGGCGATCTCATGGATCGCGGATTCACTCTTCATGAGTACTTCCGTGGAGATCGCCCTTGGCCTCAGCTCATCCGGTTTCTGACCGGCCTACCCAGCGAATCTCGCTACAAGTCGGCGATCTACACCAATGAAAAACTCGCCGAAGAGATGGTCAAGGCACAGAGGCTGATTGAGCAAATCGAGCGTGACCGCATGCTCGAGAACGGTGTCGCCCCCCCTGAAGAGGAGGAGGGCGAGGACCCGCGCACCACCCCCACGTCATTCTTCGGCTGGACCCGCGAAGCCGATCTGCTCGCCCAGCTGAACGACAACATCAAGGTTCTCACTTCCACCCTCATCGGCGTGAATCTGCCCAAGGGCAAGCGTCCGCCGAGGGTTCGCCCTACGCCGCGACCCGTCTCGGCTGTCGAGGCCGTCAAACGTCGAATCGAACGCGACGAAGCCAAGCAAGCCATGAAGGAGCTCGGCTTCTAGTCTCACGCAAGGAGTCTCACTGGTGGCAATCAACAAGCGCTATCAGGCCGGCACCGCTTGGATCAAGGTTGCCCCGGACTTCCGAGGGTGGACAAAGGATCTGGCCAACCAGGTCGAAAAGTCTTCAGAAAAGCTCACAGCCCGTGTGGAACTGGAAACCAGTGACGCACGGGCTAGTCTGCGTGAGTTCGAGCAGAACAACGCCAAGATCCTCGCCGAGGTAGGACTCGACAAGAAGAGCCTGGCGAAGGTCCGCGCCGAGCTTGCTGGTCTGCATGACCAAAAGCGGCGGGTTATGGTCCGCACCGAGCTCGACAACACCGACGTGCGGCGGAAGCTGCAGGAGATCGGCACCGAGAAGGCCATCCAGTTCGCGACGCAGGCCGACATCAAGCTGAACCCGAAGTCGGTCACCAAGAACTTCGATCGCGTCCAAAAGGACCTCGCCGAGAAGACCTCACTGGGCATCAAGATCGACTCGGCGTCGATGGCCGAATCGCTCCAGTCCGCCCTCAAGCTCGACAAAATTCAGGGCAAGATCGCCAAGGTTCGCAAGGAGATTGGCGCCCTCGGCAAGGTCGAGGAAGAGTACGAGAAGAAGCGTCAGGCCTACGGTCGCGGCGAAATCAAGGACTGGGAAGACGCGGTCCGGATCGCCGAGAAGTACGAAGAGCATCAGCGGCAGATCGCCAACGCCCAAAAGCGGCTCAGCAAGTACACGCGCACGCAGCGTGAGCAGCAGAAGAAGCTGAACAAGGACCTCGAGGTCACGCGCGAGCTCAGCAACCTCAACGGCCAGGGGCTCGACACCGCCGGCGCCGACTCGCAGCACCGCAAAATGGTCCAGGATATGGCCGACCGTCGCGAGGCCATCGCCGACACCGAGAAGCGGCTGGCGAAGTACACCAAGAAGCAGAAGGAGTTCCAGGACCAGCTCGCCCGGTACCAGCGCAACGAGATCAGCTACGACGACGTCGAGAAGCTCGGCGACGCCTGGGAGCGTAACGAGAAGCGCATCGCCAAGGCGCGCGAACGCCTGACCCAGTACAACGCCGCACAGAACCTCTCTCAGAAGCGCATCAACGAGGACCTCGAGGAGGCCCGGAAGCTCCACGAGCGCACAGCTGAGGCCGACCGCAACCGCCGCCCAACCCTGCAGGCACAGGAGGGCGACAAGGGCCGCTACATCGATCGTCTCCGCACGGTCGTCGGCAGCACGAAGGTTGCCGGCAGCAAGCTCGAGGAAGACATTGTCGCACTGCGCAATGCGACTCAGAGCGCTCGCCAGCTCGACGGGGCCATTCACACCCTCGAGACCGCCAACCTCAACCTGAGCAAGGCTGAACGCGAGGTTATCGCCTCGGAGATGGAGATCAACAACCTCCGCTCCAAGGGCAACATCTCCAGCGAGAATGCGCAGCGCGCGCTCGAGCGTCACACCCGGGCGCTGCATACCTACACCCAGACCCAGCGTCAGTCCATCAAGGCCAGTCAGGCTGTCGACGCGGTGCGTGATAGCTACAACAACTTCGCCCAGAAGGTTCAGCAGCGTATCGACCTGAACCCGATCCGACGGTTCGGTGACACGCTCGACAACAACATCGCCCGCCAGTTCTCCAAGCTGGGCGATCGACTCCTGTTCACCGGTCGGCTCATTTCGTCGATCGGTTCTATCGGCATGGCTTCAGCCGTTGGTCTTGCCGCGCTCGCCGCGGTCAACATGGGCCCCGCGATCGGTTCGCTGTCGCAGATGGTCGGCATCCTGGGTCTCGTCCCGGGCCTGGCTGCAGCCGCCGGCGCCGCGCTCGGTGCGATCAGTATCGGCATGTCGGGTATCGGTGGTGCGTTCAAGGCTGCCGGCAAGCTCTCCGAGGCGGTCGGTACCGGTGGCAGCTCGGCTTCGAGCTCGCGTACCGCCCGCAACGCCCAGCGCGACCTCGAGAAGGCGAACAAGGCTGCGGCCAAGACCGCGGTCCAGGGCGCGCGATCGATTGCTGACGCCGAGAAGGGTATCCAGCGCGCACAGAAGGCGTCGGTTGACGCCCAGAAGAATCTCACCAAGGCACGCAAGGAAGCTCAGCGTCAGAACGAGGAGCTCAAGGAATCCATCCGCGACATGGCGATGGAGGAAGAGGACGCCGCACTCTCGGTTGAGGAAGCGCGTCAGCGGCTCGGTGAGGTACTGCGCGACCCTGAGTCCACCAGCACTGAACGCAAGCGCGCCGACCTCAGCTACCGTCAGGCGCTCGAGCAGCAGCGCGATCTGCGGCGCGAACACGGCAAGACCAAGGAAGAGTTCGCCGAGTCCCAGCGCAAGGGCATCGAGGGCTCCGACGCTGTCGTTGATGCCCAGGAGCAGGTCAAAGAAGCCGCCGAGGGCGTCGCCGAGGCGCAACAGAACCTGATTCAGGCGCAGCAAGATGCCGCCGACGCCAACGCGGAAGCAATGGAGCGCGTGGCTGACGCCCAGGAAAACCTGGCAAACGCCCTGAACGGCGGCTCGGGCAGCGCAGACGCCGCGGGCAAGGCCCTCGACGAGTACCGCAAGGAACTCGACAAGCTCGCCCCCAGTGCGCGTGGTTTCGTCGAATACACCTACGGCATGAAGGACTCGTGGGACGAGCTCCGTAAGTCCGTGCAGCAGAAGCTGTTCAGCGGCCTTGTCGATGACATCGAGATCCTTCGGGTTCGTGGATTCAACGTGCTTAAGGGTGGACTGACGGACATCGCCGCCGGGTTGAACCAGGGTGAGCGTCACTTCCTGACCTACCTGTCCACCGCCCGCGGCATGGGCAACCTGGACAGCATCCTCCAGAACACCGCGGATTCCGCCGGCTCGTTCTCGCGCGCGCTGTCCAACGGCCTGCAGGCTCTCCTGAGTATGTCTGAGGTCGGCACCGAGTTCATGCCTTGGTTCGGGCGTTCGCTCGAGGACACTACCCGCAAGTGGCGCACCATGGCCGAGGTTGCCCAGGACACCGGAACGATGGAGGCGTACTTCGCCCGATCGATCTCGCGCGCACAGACTTTCGGCAGCATCGTGGCCGGCCTTGGCGGTGTCATCAAGGAGCTCTTCGGGGCGACCTCCGTCATGGGTCTGAATTCGTTGACCCACCTTGACGCCAAGATCGAGGGCTGGCGAGACAACCTCACCAGCACCGAGGGCCAGAACTCCATCCGTGAGTTCTTCATGACCACCCGCGAGATGCTTTCTGGCGTCGCTGAGATCGCAGGTGCTGTCGGTACGATCATCGCCAACGACATCGTTCCGGCCCTTCGGATCGTGAATGACATTTTGTCGCCAATCCTGGGCCTGTTCGCCGCGATCAGCACCACCATCAGCGAGCAGACGCCGATCATCCGCACCCTGCTGTCGATCTACGTCGGCTTCCGAATCCTTAAGGGCACCTTCGGACTCCTCGTCACCGGCCTTGGCAAGATGGGTATCACCGTTTCGTCGCAGACTGGTGCTGTCGGACTACTTACGCGGGCGTGGCAGGGCGCGACCGGCGCCATGAACGGCTACATAGCACGCGCGGCCATGATGGCCGGCATCAACACCAAGATGGCCGTGGGTGCTGCCGCGGTTGGCGGTGTCGGCAAGGCGGCTGAGGGCACCGCCAAGAAGACCGGCATGCTCACCACCGCGGCTACCAAGGGCAAGGCGGCGTGGGCCAACATGCTCGGCTTCGTGGGTGGCCCCGCTGGCGCAGTCATCGCCGGAGTGGCCGTCAGTCTGATGGCATGGCATGACGCCAGTAGCAAGGTGTCCGAGGCCAATAAGCGCCTCGAAGAGACCTCCAACAAGGCGTTCAAGGCCACCCAGCGCCTGAATGACTCGATCGTCAAGAGCCGCGGCGAACGCTCGCCTGAGACCCTCACCGCAGCGACCGAGCAGGTCGAATCGCTCATGCAGCAGTGGCAGGTCCTCGAGGAGTCCTCGTCGGGCTTCTGGAGCAAGTTTGGCGGCGGTGTTGCCGAGGTATTCACCCTCGGCAAGTCCAACACACTCAACGACCAGCTCAACATCGACCGTCAGGCCGAAGCGTGGCGCCCGTACCTCAAGGTCCTTCAGGATCTGAAGCTCAACGCCGAGGACGTCGGTCTGGCCATTTCGGGCACCGATGACGACTGGGCTCGATTCGCTGACAAACTGAAGACCGCTGGCACCGAGGGCGAAAGGGCCGCTCGGTACTTCGGCGTCATGCGTGGCGAGATCAAGTATCAGGAAGATGCGATCAAGTCGATCGAGCCTGGCTACCTCGACCTACAGGACGCCCTGAAGACGCTGGCCGACACTGCATCCAGCACCGCCGACAAGTTCGATGCTCTGCAGCGTGCCTTCCGGGCACTCATCCCGGGCCAGGAGGGTCGCGACAACCTCAAGGCATTCGGCAAGGAGCTGGCCGACCTGGATAGCCAGGTCGATTCGATCAAGCCTGACGGCGGTTACGGCGCTGAACTCCTCACGGAGACCGGCGATCTGGACCTAAACAAGGCCAATGCCAGCGTCCTCGACGACGCCATCCAGCGTGGTCGGGACCTCATCGGCAAGATGGAGCTCGAGGGTCAGGACACCACCGAGGCGTGGGACCTGTGGACGACAAAGATCCGCGTGCTCGGCCAAGCTGCCGGCATCGTCGGCGGCGACCTCGACACCCTCCTCGACAAGCTGTACGCCACACCGGATCGCGTGGATTCCATTGTCGCGGTCCAGGGTATCGACAAGGCCGGCCAGGACCTAGTTGCCCTGCGCGCCAAGTTCTCCGACCTCAAGCCTGGTGAGGAGAAGACCTTCGAGGTCAAGCTCGAGGGCGGCGAAGAGTCGGTCGAGACCCTTGAGCGGTTTGGCGCCGAGGTCAAGCCGCTGCTCAATGGCAACCATGAAGTCACCATGGACTTCGAGTCCTTCAACGAGAACATGGACGCCACGGTCGCCAAGATCCAGGCGTTCAGTCTCATCAAGAGCCAGGCCACCGTTGACCTCAACACCAACAGCCTGAAGGTCAACGCCGACCAGGCCAAGAACATCATCGGCATCCTCGACAAGTACCGAGCGGATCCAGTCGCCGGGCTGCTCATCGGCATGCTGCAGAACAAGAAGGGCATCGCTCTCGAGGACCTCCGTAGCCTCGAAAAAGAAGAGACGATGCCGGTCGTCGATGCCAACATCGACCCACTCACCACCAAGATCGCGGAAGCCCGGAAGCAGCTCAGTGACCTGGCCAGCCCCTTCGGCTACGTCAACCGCATCTACGGCAAGAATCCCGACGGCTCCGACCCGACGGCCGAGCAGATCCGCAAGCGCATCGAGGAGGCCGAGAAGGAGGAGAAGGCCAACCAGATCCCGGCTGGAACTCCTGGCGTCCTGACCCCCGGCGACTTCGCTGCCGAAAACAAGAAGAAGGTTCCCGGCAACTACCGCGGCGGTCGCCTGCCGGCGTTCTCCTTCGGTGGCCGCATGCCTACCTCGGGACCGGGCTCGGAGAAGCGTGACGGCTTCCTGGCTGTCGGCCCGGACGGCAAGCCTGTTGCTCGAGTCGACGGCGGCGAGTGGATCATCAACTCGCAGGAGTCGTCCCGGTGGGACTGGCTGCTGTCGGCCATCAACTCCGGCCAGCTCCGCGGCTTCGCCACGGGCGGCAAGCTCGGCGGCGGCATGGGCATGCTCCAGCAGGTCGGCTCGACGATCTCCGGTGCCGCCTCGGGGATGATCGAGCCGGCCATCGGTGCGGTCACGACTGCCATGAGCCAGCTGGGCACCCAGTTCCCGCAGATCGCTCAGAACCAGGTCGCCCCGGCGTGGCAGAACATGGCCACCATCCTCGATACTGCCAAGCAAACGGTCCTTGACCCGATGTTCTACGGCGTGCAGAAGCACCTGACCGACATGGGCGTCGACTTCACGGCAGCGGCTGCCCTGGTCAAGCCAACGTGGGTCAACCTGGCCGACCAGGTGCTCGCGGCCAAGACCGACACCATCGATCCGGCCTTCGCCGGCATCCAGGGTGGCCTGTCGACGGTCCAGGGCGCCTTCGGTACTGCAGTCCCGGCCATCGCATCGCTATGGAACGGAATGCGTGCCGCCACAGCCGATCCTGTGCGCTTCACCATCAACACCGTCTTCAACGACGGCCTGGTCGGCATGTGGAACTCGGTCGCCGACATGATCGGCGCCAAGAAGATGACCCCGTATGTCGCGAAGTTCGCGAAGGGCGGTGTGCTGCCTGGTTACACGCCTGGCCGCGACGTGCATCGCTTCGTCTCGCCGACCGCGGGTGAACTTCACCTATCCGGCGGTGAGGCCATCATGCGCCCCGAGTGGGTGCGTGCCGTCGGCGGTCCTGCTGCTGTCGAGCAGATGAACCGCGAGGCCCGACTGGGCCGCGCTGGCACCGACGAGCCTGGCCACTACGCCAACGGCTCGAGCGGCATGGCGATCGGCTACGGCGTCGCCCCGGGCTCGAGCATCAGCTACGGCGCTGCAGGCTTCCCCGGCTGGGTGTACAAGCTCGCCCAGTCGTTCGGCGTGCAGGCGTCGACCTACCCAGGTCACCAGGAGGGCGACCGCAACGAGGCTGGTTACGCACCGAACCCGCAGGGACTCAACCGCGGCATCGACTGGTCGGGCCCGGTCCCGAACATGCATCGCATGGCTGAGTACCTGCTCGGCATCGCCCCGCGGACCCCGGCACTCGAGCAGATCATCTGGCAGAATCCGGAAACCGGTCAGCGCATCGGCTGGGCAGGTCGTAGCCCCGACATCAGTGGCGCCTACTTCGCCAGCGACTACGCCGGCCACCAGGACCACGTCCACACCCGCCAGAGTGGCCCGCTCATGCCTGGCATGAAGGGCGCCGCGATCGCCAGCATGATCGGCAGTGCGGCTATGGATATGGGCTCGATTATCCGCGGCATGTTCGATCCCGAGTACCAGGCCATCAAGGGCAAGATCGCCAAGGCTGGCTTCGACAGCAGCCTGATGGGCCAGCTGCCGAGCAAGGCTTTCGAGGCCATGTACAGGGGCATGCAGGACAAGGCTGTCAAGCTCGCCAACGAGTCGGGCCTCTACGGCGGTCCTCCGATCGCCCCGGGTGGCAACGTTGAACGCTGGCGCCCGATGGTCATTGCTGCACTGCGCCGCAACGGTTTCGACCCGAGTAAGCGCAATCAGGACCTCATGCTCGCTCAGATCAATTCGGAGTCGGGTGGCAACCCGAAGATTCTGCAGCAGATCCAGGACGTCAACTCTGGCGGCAACGAGGCTGGTGGTCTGCTGCAGATGACCCCGGGTACCTACGAGGCCCACCGCGATCCGAGCCTGGTCAACGACCGCTTCGATGCATGGTCGAACATGAACGCCTCGCTGCGTTACTACCGTCAGCGCTACGGCAACGACCTCGGCGCAATGTGGGGCAAGGGCCACGGCTACGACCAGGGCGGCATCTTCGAGCACGGCACCTTTGGCTGGAACGCTTCAGGCAAGCCTGAGGCGGTCTTCACCAACCCCGAGTGGAAGCTGCTCGCCAAGCTGGTCGAGGCGCTGAAGGGCGCCAAGACTGCCGGCGCGTTCCCCACGCAGCCGGTCGCCAAGGGTGTCGCCCCGCAGGTTGCCCCGGAGAAGCTCGAGTGGACGCCTCCTGCCGAAACGGACGAGGCGGGGAATGTCTCGAAGATCGAGTACACCCCGGCTAAGATTAACCCTGAGACCAGTCTGCCTTACGACGTCGACACGATCAGCGGCGTTCCACTCGACCCGAAGACCAACAAGCCGTTCGAGGTCGACCCGGTCACACAGAAGCCGATCACCAAGGGTGACAACGGTCTCTACCTCGACCCGGAGACGGGTAAGCCGTTCTACGGCTCGGACGCCGAACGCCTCGAGGTCAAGCGGCTCCAGTCTGAGGACACCTTCACCTTCGAGAACAACGCCGACGAGCTCGGCGTGAAGAAGGACTGGATCGACGACTACAACGGCCCGTTCTCGGATCCCCTGAAGAAGGGCAAGCTGATCGGTCAGCTTGGCCAGGCCCTGTCGAACCCGGGCGCATTCCAGCGCATCGGCAACGACAAGCTGATGAACTCGCAGATCCAGACGGCCAAGAAGCGTCAGGACGAGCTCGAGCTCTACAAGAGCGACCAGGCCGCTCGCATCAATGAGCTTCGCGCAGAGGGTAAGACCGAAGAGGCCAAGGCCCTAGAGGCCGAGGCCCGCGCCAAGATGGCCGGCATGACCGAGATGCCCGGAACCTCCCCGGGCACCCAGGCCATGCTCGCCACGATGCAAGAGAACCCGGGCGAACAGTGGCGCCGCGAATCCGCCGACCAGTGGAAGCAGTGGGCTGGCGAGAACTGGGCTGGCGTCGCCGAGTCGGTCTTCGCCGCGGGCGCTGCGGGCGCACACAACTCGGGAGCCGGCCAGATCGCCGACACGGTCAACATTCACACCACCAACCTGAGCGGAGCATTCCGGGAGATGGACCGTCGTTCGAAGCGTGCATCGCGCGCCAGTTCGCGAGTTGTGAGGCGCTGATGAAGAACTTCAATGAGGAACTGTTCCTTCGTGATCGCCGCACCAAGGTGATCTACTTCGACATCAACGGCAACGTCTGGCACCTGTCCGGTTTCGGGCAGGGCACCGAGGGGGCAACCCTCGGTGTTGAGCCGGACAACCTCTACATGATCGATTCCGAGTTGCTGTGGACCGAGGGCGCGCGCCAGGACGGTGCGAACTACGAGGGCACGGTCATCGCGCGCCGCGAGATCGACTTCGAGATCCAGATCAAAGGTTCGTCCGTCCGCAGCTTCCACATGATCAACGACAAGTGGTGGCGCGGATGGTCGACCCGCATCCCCGGCATTCTCGCGTTCTATACCCGCGACGGTGGGTGGCGGTGGACTCGGGTTCGCCTGGCGGGCAACGTGGACCCGAAGTGGGGCAAGGACCCGGCACTGATCAAAGCATGCGACTACGACATGACGGTCGCCGCCGATGACGCCATGTTCCGGTCGGCCATGGAGTTCGGCTACTGGAAGAACGAGGGCAACACCGGCAACGGCTCGATCCTGCTGAAGAACACCGCGGACCACCCCGCCTACCCCGAGTATGTGATGCCCGGTCCGGGCTTGTACTCCATCCAGGATGGTCCGGACGGCGAGATGATCCCGCTGACTCAACTGAAGGCCGGCCAGACGCTCAAGCTCAAGACGCACCGGGAGAAGCTCTCGCTGCGCGTCTATGACTCGACGACCGGCATCGACGGGCGTACCGCATGGAAGGGCTGGGGTACTAAGCGATTCCAGAACCACCTCGAGCCGCATTCGATGAATCGCATCAAGGTCTCCGTCACAGGCGGTAACGCAAACTCGCAGGTGATGGCGCAGGTCTTCCCACGCCATTACCGTCCTTTCTAATAGACAGCTGGACATTATATGATTGAAGCACCCAGCAGTCATGCATCTGGCTGGAACCCGCTCAAGGCCGCGGCCTACATGGACGACGCGGTTGATCGCGAAGCCAGCCGCATGCAGGACGGTCGACACGTAACGGTCCGCGTCTTCGACAAGGTCTACGAACTCGCGGGATTCGCCAACGACTACATCGAGATCGAGTTCTCGATCGAACGCAACAAGGCCGGCGGTCTCTCGATGATCCTGCCTGGCGACTCCGAGATCCGGGATCACCTGTTCAGCAATCCCGATGGTGCTGACGCGGTGGTCCCCATCGTCGTCGACACCCTCGGCGCCCAGTGGACCGGACAGGTGACCGAGGCGTCAATCCTCATCGACGAAAACGGCGTCGAGACGATCGAAATCAGTGCCATCCACGACTGGGACTGGTGCTCGTCGGTGGCCATGTGGCCCTCGCCGTTCGCACCGCTGATCGCACAGTTCCCGAAGCGCATGATGGGAATCGGTCCGTCGCACACCGTCATTGCCACCTTCTACATGGCGAACCTGCTTCGACTACAGCTCCCGCTATGGCGCATCCCGTCGCTGCAGGACCTGCTCAATCCGAGCAAGTGGTTCAACCTCGGCAATGCGTTCTTCCCGGTGGCGTTCAAGCCGGTCAACCCCCTCGTCGACAAGACGAAGTGGTGTGCCGTGTCCGCACGCATGCAGATGGGCGACGAGCTCTTCGAGCAAGTCCTCAAGGACGGCGGTCTGTCGCTGACGGCCACGCTGTTCATCCCGGGGGAGCACGAGCAGCCGTTTGGCAAGTGGCTCAAGCTCACCCGCCCGACCATCGTCCTCGACGTCGAGGATCACACGGGTGTCACCGGTCCGACGGGCACCGTCATCGACGGCATGCTGTGGTGGATCACCGAGCTCCTGGACGATGGCATCAGCGCAATCCTGACCAAGAATCCTGACCAGTCGGGCGTTGACGGCGACCTGGTACGCGACGACAAGCTCGGCACCATCACCAACCTGCTTGGCTTCAAACAGGCTCGACCCAAGGCGATCTGGCTGGACGGCGAGTACAGCGGCATCCTCGATGGTCGTGTGGACATCCACAAGCCGATGTGTCGCGACGTCATCATCGGTGGACGCAGCCCAGGCTGGGTGAACTCGGCCATCGACATCGGCATCCAGCAGCTACTGAACTTCGTGGGCATGTACCTGGGCGTCGGCGGTCTGTCGGCGCTGTATCAGGGCCAACTGTCCGATGTCTTCATGGCGTGGCAGCGGTTCACTGATGCTGGTCGGGCCAAGCGCGCCGGCCCCTACCTCAAGCATGAGCGTGTCTACTCCAATGGCTCAAGCGCCTATACGGTTTCGGGGCTCATGGAGGGCATCGGCGGCGTCTTCGATACCCGCGGCTACACCTCCAAGACCATCACCGTTCGCGACGGAGCACCGTTCCTGTACGGCGTTGACGTCCGGGTTGGCGAGATCGTCGGCTTCGAGCTCGACGGCACGATCTGGACCGACTATCTGACCAAGGCAACCTTCCGTGACAGCCGAGAAGAACGCTCGCACTGGGAGATGACCATCGGTGACGGATCCGCTGAGGAGGCAGACGGCGTGAAAGCGCACCGCAAGCTCGCCACGGCATTCGGAATGATCAAGGACCTCGCCACCGACGTCGGTGTCGGAGACCTGGGCCTCGAGATCTTCTGACCGCGTTTCTAGTGTACAATTAGGGAGAAGAGATATATGAGTCGGGTAATTCTGCCCCACACTTACCATGCGCAACTCAAGGGCTACACCTGCGGACCAAGCGCGGCGAAGGTGGTTCTATCCACCTACGGCATCTCGGTCACCGAGGCCCAGATGGAGCGCGAGTGCGGCACCACGGTCAACGGAACCGATGACGTCCGCCAGATCAACAATGTGCTGACCAAACGCACTGGCCGGCGCTACACCGCGAACTACATGCCCGCGGACCCGCCCTCCCGAGCACAGAAGGATCTGTTCTGGGAGTGCGTGCTCGAGACCATCCGGGACTCACGCCGCGGTATGCCTATCAACATCTGGGCGCCGGCCAACAACCACCCGCCCGGTTACCCCAACTATATGATCATGCACTACATCACCGGCGTTGGTGTCGACGAGGACGAACGTCTTGTCTACATCTCGGATTCGGGCCGGTTCGGTGGCATCGAGCACTACTGGATCGGCGCAGACAGGCTCTGCACCATGATCACTCCCAAGGGCTACGGCACGCTCGCCGAGCCTGACAAGTCCGGACCGTTCGGCTCGCTGTCTGAGGCCGAGAAGCGTGCCCTTGCAGCGAACTTCGCTCAGCTAGGACCCTGCTGATGGACGCCAAGACCCTCTCGAAAGCCATGGGCGGATCCATGCCCATGAGCCACTACGAGGGCCTGGTCGACGAGTTCAATCAGGCGCTGGTCCTCGCAGGCTGCAACACCGTGAACCGGGTCGCCATGTTCTGCGCACAGGTTGGTCACGAGTCGCTCGGCCTGAAGTGGATGGTTGAACTCTGGGGCCCCACTTCGGATCAGGTCAGCTATGAAGGCCGTAGAGACCTCGGCAACACTCAACCCGGAGACGGCTACCGATTCCGCGGTCGTGGGCCCCTGATGCTCACCGGGCGCGGCAACTACACGCGAATGTCGAAGTGGGCCTTCGAAAAGGGTCTCGTCGACTCCGCGGACTACTACGTCCGCAATCCGGACGCAGTGGCCACCAACTTCCATAGCGCGGTCTACTACTGGACCGTCGAGCGGAACATGAACCCCTACGCCGACGCCGGTGACATCAACGGCGCAACTCGGGCAGTCAACGGCGGTCTCAACAATCTCGCCGACCGCGTCAACAGATGGAAACTCTGTCGCGATCTCGGCAACGCACTACTCCCAACCAAAGGACTCTTCATGAGCATCGACGAAAAGTCACTGTCCGCCAACGCCGCCCAGAACGGGCCGGCATCCACCTGGGACAAGACCCCGGCACAGCTCGCCGCGGAGTACGACGCAAACAACAAGGGCCAGTGGGCTCGCACGGCCATCGAGAAGGCGGCATACGTCCTCGGCCTCCGTCGCGCCTCGATCAGCCCGTACCGCGAACACAACGGCCCCGTCGGCGACGTCGGTGACATGGTCGCCTGGACCGACGGTCGCGTTCACGCCCTCTACTACGAGCTCGGCGCCATGTTCGGTGACCCCGAGTCGGTCGACGTCATCCGCGCGCAGGCCGGGAAGGGCTCGACCCGCGCAGCCGCCCTCCTGAAGTACATCGGAGCCTGATCATGAACGTTCCCTTCGCCAATCTGTTCAAGTCCGTGAACTCCTGGGCCGACGTCCGTGCCTGGCTGTACACGATCCTGCCCGTACTGACCGCCGCGCTGGTCTCCAACGGCGTGTTGACCGACAACCAGGGCACCCTGTGGGCCGGTCTGGTCACCGCAGTCTTGGGCCCCGGCATCGCGTTCGTCATGTCGCGCGACCTGAGTTCGTTCCGGGCGGCGTTCTACGCCCTGCTCACCGCGGCGCAGGCGCTACTCATCGGCTACGGCATCGCGACCGGCCAGGAGTTGGACTCCTGGATGCCGCTGATCTCTGCGATCCTGGGCGGTGCCGCTGGTGGCGCAGCAAACCTCAACACCCCGACCTCCTCGCCCTTCACCCAGGGCCAGCAGGGGCTCGAGGCTGAGAAGGCACCCGTAGTCAGGTGAGCGCATGGGCACCCGAGACATGGAACGACGTAGGTGTCGTTGCATTCATGATCATTGTTCTCGGGTTCCATGCACTCAGCTTCATCCGCGGATGGCTGGTGCTGGGCCCGAGCCACAAGGAGATCGTCTCCGAGAAGGATCGGGCCCTCACCAAGGCCGATGCGCTGATCGAGAAGCTCCTGGAAACCAACGCCGTTCAGGCGCAGACGATTGCCGAGTCGAACTCGCGAGCGCAGGTAACCGACCATGTGCTGCAGTCCATTCGGGATGTGTACGAAAGACGAATGGGTGACTCATGAGGTCCCCATTCCGTCGCGATCATCGCGAACTGGCCGTAGCGAAGCAGCAGGCCGACAAGTACGAACAGGCCGCAGAGTTGGCCAATCGCGCACTCAAAGAGGCCGAGGCGGTCCACATCGAGACACGTAAGACCAACGAGCGGATCCGCCGCGCACACCTAGAGAAGAACGGTTTCACCGAAATGCTCCAAGCCGCATGGGGGACAGCATGAGACGCATAGACCCTGTCGCAGTGGCCGTTTCGGCGTACTTCTGGATCGTCGCCATCACTCTGGCACAGTTCATGCCGACGGATTCGGTGCGCGCCTGGGGCAACATCTCGCTGGTGGTGATGGCCGTGATGGTTGTCACCTTCACGGTGTTCTACTCGATCCGATCCCCGTTCTGGAAGAACAGGATTGGCTGGATCTTCATGGCCAAGGGGCTATTCCTGTCCGCAGTACTCATTCAGGTCTCACTGTCGGTGGTGTCATCCACTGGCGCTGGTGTGGACTACTACCCGGGCCGCGACTATGTCCGACTCTTCATCTACGCCGGCGGTGCCATTGCATACGCAGTGATGCTCGCCGCACTGCTGCACATGCAGCGACGTGACCGCACCATCCATCGCCTCCTCAAGGATAGCTAATGCCCTCCTACAACGACCTTTTCGGTGACCCGGTAGACGTTCTGCACCCTGCCATCCGTGTCTACGCTGTCGACGACAACGAAGACCTGCCGCTGCGCCACATCTCCATCTCGGTCACGCCGGGGGAGGGGATCATGGAGCTTCCCCGTGGCCAGAAGGGCGAACCGGGCCAGAAGGGCGATCCGGCCACGCCGTTCCTGCACATGGGGGATCGCAGCGCATCGCACATCTCGGCCCTCCAGTTGGGCCCGGATGACGCCGGCAAGGCCTACCGCAACACCGACACCAACGACATGCACTACTGGTCGGGTTCGTACTGGGTGGTCTTCCAGGACGCGTTCGGCGCCCAGGGCCCCGTGGGCCCTCCCGGCGCGATCACCGCGGTCTCCATCGAACATCTGGACAAAAACGATGATCCGGTAGCGAGCATCACCGGCTCCCCGGGCAACCAGGTGCTACACCTCGGCATCCCCGCAGTCCCGGGCCCCAAGGGCGACACTGGACCCTCTGCGGCCATCGAATCCGCCGCAGACTACGACGACGCCGCGAACCCCGCGGACGGCGCCGTCCTGACGTATAATGGAACCACCGGCCTCTGGTATCCCGGGGCTGGCCCGCAGGTTCGGCACTACTCGCTCCCCAGTGGCGCGTTCTCCAATACCGGCGCTCAGCTCACCTCGAGTCACCAGCTTCTCGCCGAGCTTCCGCTGGACCCGCTGCCGTTCCCGACCGCGGTCTACATCACTGGCCATTTCATGATGAACCAGTTCAATACCTCGCAGATGGCCATCGAGGCGCGCGTGGGTGGAACTGGTGCAGCATCCGACGGCACCACGGTCGCCAAGGGCATCGCGCTTCCGGGCATCGGCGACCAGTTCATCACCCTGACACCGCATTTCAGCACGTCAGCCAGCCCCAACACCTCCACCGCCCCGGGTGGCTACGTCGGCATAATTCCGGCCAACCACACCGGGAACGCCGGCAAGATCTACGTCGTCGTCTCCCGTGTCGGCGGCATCGGCGCGTGGGAGGTCAAGGCCTCACACGCCCAGCTGTCTGTTCTTCGCCATCCCGCCTGACCTATCTAGCCTCCAAGGAGACATTAGTTGAACGAGGAGAATAAGAACCTCGTCGCCCAGATCTTTGAGTGGCTCAACTTCAGCGACGACATCGTTGACCTCCTCGAGTTCATCGGCGACCTACAGGAGTGGGTCGAGGCTGTCCTGAAGGCCCTCGGTGGCAACTTCGGGCCACTGTCGGCCCTGGTCAACGAGCTGATGAACAATGCACCGCCGCGGTGGTCGTGGATCTCGGACCTGGCCAGCTGGAACCCGATCGGCGATCTGATCAGTGGCCTGCAGACGATGCTTAACCAGATCGGCGAGATCGTCCGCGGCGTCATCGTCACCCCGATCAACAACATGGTGTCCAACTTCAAGGACTGGTTCCTGGGCCTGGTTGGCTGGCAAAACAACACCACGAGCAAGCATCAGCAGCTCAACAACATGGTATGGCAGGGCGCCACCACCCAGCCGGTCGAGGAGAACCTCACCGAGCAGCAGGTACGCGATGCTGTCGCAGCCCTGAAGGCGCGCTCAGAGTCCCTCAAGCGTGAGAACGAGCTTCGATACTCGACCGCGGTTCCGCTGTGGCAGGGTCTGATTCCCGGCGGCGATGTCACGTGCGACATCAATATGGTGTCGGTACGCGACAACTGGGTCGTCCCCATCGCTGGCACATCCGGCGGACAGGGCTTCCCGTCTCACGACCACGGCCCGGGCTCCTACAACTCCAACCTCAACCTAGGCAACCTCTACTCGGTCACCGCGAACACGGGCACCGCTCACGTGGGGCCGTTTGCCGCCTTCCGCGCACGCTCCGACGTGGGTCGCAATGTGGGCACCTTCCTCGCGCGCGCTGTTGGCTCCCTCACTGACGCGCGGCTGAGCCTGTGGACCTACGACTACGAAAAAGACCGCTGGATGTGCGTCTCCGTGTCAAACAACTGCGCCTCTCAGATTGGCGTGGACTACGGCTGGGTGGATGCCACATTCCCCGAGGAGTACACACCCTCGGTGGGCGAGCTGATGGCAGTCATGTGGACGGCTTCCGGCTCCGGGAACATGTTGGTGGCAACCTCATTTGGCTCCGGTGACGGTATCGGAAACTGGAGGATCCCCGCCTACCACAGCGTGCCCTACGGGAACCATTTGAACGTCAGCCTGACCAACGCCCCCACCCGGGGCACGGCAGTCGCGCTCGGCGTTGCAGCCGGCTGGCGAACTGGTCGAGTCCCGTTCTGTCAGATCGCACCGAACCTCGGCCAGGTCTACACGCTGCCGCCGCAGTACTGGTTCGACGACTTCAACACCGCGAACAACGCCGCCTATACCCTGGGCGGCGGCGCGAAGATCAAGGACGGCCACTTCGCCTATCAGGGCGGTGTTGTCGCTGGAACGCACTACATCGTCTACAAGGGCCAGATGTCGACCGACGAGATGGCCATCGAAGCCAGCCTCGGTGGCCTGAACATCGTTCCCAGTCAGATTCGCATGCACACCAACACAAATGGCGCCTCTGGTGTCGCTGCACTTATCAACACCGCCGACTCGGGTTCCGCCATCCTGCACGTCGTCAACCCCACCGACCCGACGGCGATGACCGAGGTGAAGCGGGTGGGGGGACTCACTACCGGCGCGGCGCGTTGGCGTATCGAATTCGACCCGAGCACCTCCACCTACTACATCAAACGCAACGGCACCGTCGTCCTCGACTGGGCAGACCCGACCAACACCGCCTCTCGCGGAAAGGGCAAGCGCACAGGCGGTCTCGGCTGTACGCGCGCCGCCTTCACTAACAGTCCCGCATGGGATGACCTTCTCATCTACGACATCGACCAGACCGTCGAATAGGAAACACCATGGCAGACATCACCTATCAGCACGTGACTGCTGAGTGGACCCACCTCATCGAAGACGGCATGGTCGACCTCGACGGCAACCCGGACGAGGTTGGCGTCACCGGCAACGTGCGCTTCATCCCCACGATCGACAAAGGTGCGCCGGCGTACCCGACGGGCGATCCGACGCGTTCGGTCACCATGTCGGAGATCCCCGGCATCGTCGCCAACGGTGTCCTCGAGGACTCCCAAGGCCGCGAAGGTGTATGGCTGGCCGCAACCATCGGTGGCCGGCCGGTCCAGTGGACGGCACAGCTGAACCTGCGTCACAACAACACGGTCATCAAGACTCGCGACATCACCTTCCTGCCACCGGAATCCGGCACCGAACTCCGACTCAATGATGTCGCTGACGAACCCGACATCGACTGGGGCGGCAATCGTGCAACCCCAGTCGTCAACATCCACCTGCCCACCATCGGTGATTTCGTCTACACCTACACCCTGTCGACGGGGGAGTTCGACGAAAACGCCGAACTGTTCTACGTGTTCGGCGACACCAACCCTGTCCGTTGGGATTTCGACATCGACGGTGACACGGCCAACATCCGCACCGTCGGCACCGAGGTTGCCGAAGTTCCGAGCGGCGCGCGCTACTGGCTGATGTTCAAGGAAAACGCCGCTGCCCCGACGATCGAACTCCAGACCGGACGCGTCCAGAAGGTGATTCTCTGATGAAGCTCATCGGCTCCGACGGCAAGCATGTCAAGGTCCAGAACCGCCCCTCCGAGGCACTCGACTTCGCCGAACATGGCTCGGCACAGTTCATTCCGGTCGAGGGTGCCCGCGGGCCCCAAGGTGAGCGCGGGCCCCAAGGTGAGCGCGGAATCCAGGGTGAGCGCGGGCCCCAGGGCGTTCAGGGCCCGAAGGGGGACAAGGGCGACAAGGGTGACAAGGGCGATACGGGCGCGACTGGCCCAATGGCGGCAGTGACGGTCGCTACTCGCTCGGCTACTGCTTTGCCGTCAACGTACCCTACGGGGATCTCGGTGATGGAGGTTGGGGATGATAGCTCTTGGCCTGCCTCGTTCGCGACGGTCGAAACGGTCCGGTTCGGCACGAATCGTTCATATCAGACGATTGTTGAGCGCACTACGGCTAAGTCGTGGCGGCGCACCCCCCAGGCGTCGGATGCGGGCTGGAACGGTTGGGTTGAGTGGGGCGCCAAGGGTGATACGGGCGCGACTGGCGCGACTGGCAATACGGGGCCCAAGGGCGACAAGGGAGACAAGGGAGACAAGGGCGACAAAGGCGACAAAGGCGACCAAGGGATCCAGGGGGTTCCTGGGCCCGCCATTTCCGAGGCAAAGGAAATTGAGATTGCCTTGCGCCCAGAGAGCGTGAGTGCATGGCATGACCACCTGGCTTTCGGTAAGTTCGTCCCCTACCCCACGCTGGAGCGCAAGCGGGCGGGGGTGTTCTCGGCGTCCACGTTCACCGATGCACTTAAGGTGATTTTCGACCAGCGGGACTCTACTGCCGCCTCGTTCATGAACGAGGCGGATGACCAAGAGGCCGTGCGATTTACATGGGCGAGCTCCAACCTTGCCTACGCGGGCATCAAGTACTTCATGGTCGCATTGGCACACTCCGGGACGGCGCGAACGATCAAGTTCACGGTCGAGGACTCACCGGACGGTGCAGCATGGACCCAGCGTGGCACCTTGACGACAAGCGTTTCCGCGAAAACGGTATTCATTCCCTGCGTCCAAGGATCGGCTGGACAAACGTACTTGCGGCTCACCGCTGAGCGAATTGACGGCGTTGGCAACGTGGTGCTTGCCGCAGTCCAAACAATGTCGGACCGAAAAGGCAATCAAGGCGGCGGTAAGGAGTATGAGCTGCCGTTTAGCTGGGACGTGAACCGAACTGTCATCATGGATGGCATAAAGGTTGCGCGGCCCGACGCAGCCGCCGGACGGTTCCTTAGGGCAACCGGTGCCGACGGCTCGGTTGAGTGGTCGGACACGCCTGTAACCAAGCAGGGTGGCACGAACCGGGTCTACATCAACGACGGGAATGGCAATGTCTCGTCAACGGGGTTTAGCTCCGGGGCGTCCCCTAGCACGGTCATGTGGAGGGATAGCAACAACCGTGCCCGGATTGGCGACCCATCCGACACATACGACATCGTGAATCTACGAACCTTGGATGCCGCCGTTTCCGCTCGCGAGTTGGCAGCCAACAAGGGACAGGCTAACGGCTACGCATCCTTGGATGCTGGTGGCAAGGTGCCGATCACCCAGCTGCCCTCGTCGATCATGGAGTACAAGGGCGTCTGGAACGCTTCGACGAACTCGCCAGCCCTAGCGGACGGCACCGGCGACCAGGGCGACGTCTACCGGGTTACCACCGCAGGCACCCGCAACCTCGGATCGGGCAACATCACCTTCGATGTCGGCGACTATGTGATCTACAACGGGTCTGCGTGGGAAAAGTCTGACACGACTGATGCTGTTGCGTCGGTAGCCGGCAAGACCGGAAACGTCACTCTTGCCAAGGGTGACGTCGGATTGGGCAACGTGGACAACACAAGCGACGCCAACAAGCCGATCTCGGCGGCGACGCAGACGGCACTAAACGGCAAGGCCAACCTGGCCCACAGCCATACCGCCGACGACCTCGTCAGTGGTGCCGCTGTCACCTACGCTGCGGCCACCTCGGTCACCTCGATCCCCGGGGCCCGTACCGCGTTCATTCTGCCCGCAGTGGAAGGGCACGCGTCGGTTGTTGGCGCCAAGATCAGTGACTTGGTCAACGCCCAAGGATCGGGAAGCTATGCCCCGAACTGGAAGTCGGCGAGCAACGGCACCTCCCGAACCGTCGCCGACGCCACCAGCAGCTTCGGACTGGATATGTGGGTTTCGGGCTCACGTTACGTCGAGTTCCAGATGGCCACCCTGCCTGGCTGCGCGGTCAAGGTGTGGGTCGACGGTATGCCGTACACCGATCTGCCGGTGAATCCTCCATGGACCGCTGGTGTAGTCAATACCGTCAAGGTTGACCTGGGGAGCGTTGGCAAGCCGCGGCGAGTCCGTGTCATGGTCGACCGCTGCGCTATCGGTGAGGTGTGGATCGAGTCCAGTGGCCACACGTGGTCGCCCGCACTCGCAGGTCCGCGCACCCTGGTGCTGGGTGACAGCTTGGCCCAGGGGACCGGGTACAACGCCGGCGGGGAGCTGGGCACCTACGTCGCCCGATTCGCCGAACACATTGGCGCCGAGGACCACTGGAACGGCGGAATCAGCGGCACCGGACCCACGGTGGCCGCTGGCGGGTATCCCAATTACCAGGTCCGCGCAACCCAGGACGTGGTGCCCACTGGTGCTGATCTGGTCCTGGTTGGTTCGTGGTTCAATGGCCGCGAGAACGGTGGCACCGCAAACGCAGACGCGATCACTGCGATCGTCAACACGCTCAAGGGCATGGCGTCGAATCCGGCCATCGTTGTGTTCGGCCCACCGGATCCCGCTGGCGTCAACACTGATTCCACCATGGTCGCGGTCGACACTGCTGTGCGTGGTGCCTGCGCGACCCTCAAAGTGATGTATGTCAGCCCGCTGACGGGCGACGTGTATAACGCTCGCGGTACGCGGGTCCTCAACGGCGATCCATGGATCACCACAGCCAACCGTGGCCAGCTGATCGCCGCCGACAATATCCACTTCACCGACCTGGGCCACAAGGTGTTCGCGTCGCGGCTCGCCGAGGCCTACGAGTTGGCTGTCCGATCCGAGGAGACCAAGATCAAGTTCGGCGCTCTTCCTGCAATCGGCCAGCCCGGCGTCCTGTACGTGGTGCCATGACAATCAAGTATTGGAACGGTAGCGCGTTCGTTGATCCGTCTCAGGTTCGTTACTGGGATGGGTCGGCGTTTGTTGCGCCGCAAGCGATCTACGAGTGGGTTGCAGATGAGTTCATTAAGCGTTGGCCTGCGTCGATCACGTATCGAATGAATAAGGTTGGGGAGTCGCACGCTTTCGCCTCGCAGGTTCCGGTTAGGGGTTGGGAGAGTGACGCTACTGAACCGGGGCCACTCTTTGACGGTTTGTTGACTGGTAGTGGTGTCACGACGGTTGAGGTTTCTCTGAGCGTGAAGTCGGGGTCAGGCTATAGCGGGTCTGTTTTGGTGAAGCTGGATGGGGTCACGATCATTACGATTGACGCCTACAACCTGACTTCGTACACGATTAAGACGGGTTCATGGACTGGGGTTGCCACGGAGGGCCAGCAGGTCACTGTGGAGACTTCTACGGTGCATGGCGTGGGCGTGAATGCTCCGTCGTTTGTGAGGGTCACTTCGGCTGTCCCGCACAAGGTGTCGTGGGCGGACGGCTTCAATCGCGCCAACACTACATCCAGTGTTGGGTTGGGTGACAATTGGTGGAACTTTAGTAGTTACGGCCTTAGCGAGTATCCCAGCATTAATGGCAATCAGGCCACCGGCGCTGGCGGTGCGTCGGTGTCCAACTCGGGCAACGGTGCCGCATGGAAGGAACCCGTACCGGCTGGGGTGGACAACTATTTTGTTGAGGCTTACATCCCGAGCTTGTCGTCTGGCAGTACAGGGCAGGAGCCGACGGGGTTGCTGGTTCGGGCTAATGAGAGCAGCAACCATTACAACAACACACCCGGCAGTGAAGCGGTGTTCTTTGCCATGTCAACAGGCAACTGGCGGGTTTACCGGGCGCGCACCGCAGCGAACTCGGGGTCCACGAACCTTCAGACGGGCAGTATGTCCAACTCCGCGGGCGGCACGCTTCGGGTAGAGGTTCACGGCGACCTGATGATTGCGAAGTACAAGGATCAGGTCATTACGGCGGCGGATATTACTGGAATTGGCGAGGGTCGCCAGGTTGGCATCCACACGAACGGCTCCAACGCTAAGCATGATGACTTCGCTTCGGGCCAGTGCGATCCGGTTAGCTTCACGGATCGTCAGCGCATTGAGATTACTACCCCGCACACGGTGACGACGGGCACCACTACGGTTCTCGGCTGGACGACTTCGGCGGACGAGGATGCGCTTGTCTCGGATAATTCCCTGCTGATCGCGAAAAGTAATTCGTCGGCCACGGTGTCATGCTCAATTCAGCTAACTTCGACACAAACGTCGGGAACCACCACGTGGACGCTCATCATGCTGCGTAACGGAACTGCAGCGATGACCCGAACATTCGCCACTACGGCGGCGGGCCAGTACACGATTGAGGATCTTCGTTACAACGGACCTGTCGCGGTGGGGGATAGGTTTCATATCACCGCTCTTCGGTCAGGCGGAACCTCGCCTGGTGGGACCGTGACAACGGGAACAACACTCCGCACGTCGGAGATGCTGCCCCCGTTGCGGCAGAGGATGACCAAGAGCGGTACTGCGAGCACGCTTCAAAACCCGGTTACGGGTTGGACCTCCTCTAATGCCGACGCGCCAAGTTGGATCGACACCAACAAGCTGCGAGTGCAGGGGCGTGGGGCTGCCGAGATCTACTGGCAAGTAGATATTGGACAACGGTCCAGCGCTCAGGGACGCACCCAGCAGCTCTGGCACAATGGCACGCTTATTGACGAGTTCATCCCAGACCCGAGCGTGAATATGGTCTACCAGCGTGGCCCATTCCAGGTCGCGGTGGAGAACGATGACCTGGTCTACATGGCAACGACTGGAACCAGCGTCTCGGGCGGCGGCGTGGTCAATGCGACCACCACCTTCATTGAGGTGGGCCCCCGATCTTAAGCGTTGGCCGCTTCGAATGCCTCGATGACATCTTCGGGCACCTTGCCGCGGTCTGACACGTCGTAGCCTTCACCCCTGGCCCATTCACGAATCTGCTTGAGCTGTTCGCGCCGGCCTAGTGCAGAGGCGGCGATCCTGGTCGACCGCTTTCGCCCTCCGACCCGGTTTGCGTGTTCGATCCACTTCTCGAGCGCCTTCTCGAACTTCATGACGTTCGATGTGCGTAGGTCGATGACATAGTCGACGCCCCGGAAGGAGAACGGGACCGCGTTTGCGTCCCCGTCGTCGATGGGTCGTCCGTCGAGGTCGTCAAGTACCGATACGTGTGTTACGCGTGCCATTCTGTTCTTCCTCTCGCTAGGTCTTGACTAGCATCTTCAGGTAGTCATTCGTGTTCTCAATTGCCGTGGTAGCAACCCAGTTGCAGTTGCCTTGACCAGCGACGTGTTCGATTCTGTAGGGCCCAGTGTTCCACTCTTTGGTGCCGCACTTGTCCCAGAACTCAACCCACGCTCCCCAGGCCCGCAGTCCCGCCGGATCCGCTAAAGGGTTGGTAGGAAGTGACTCCAGCCGTTTGTCGAGTCGCTGGAATTTGTCGATCATCCATCGTGCTGTCATGTAGCAGTCCTGGATGCCGGCTTCGCAAACTCCCTCGTCGAGTTTGTCTTGAATCGCCTCGCATGTGGTTCCGCAGTCGGCGATGTAGGTCGGTGTCTGTGTATCCGACGCCTCGGTCGTGTGTAGCACATAGTCAGCAAGCCGGTACAAGCCACCCCCGAGTGCTGCCACCAGCGCCAGCGACGCGAGCACTGTGATGGCCTTCGTAGGCATTCCGACCCGTCTATCCATGCAGCGCATGTTATCAGCATCACACATTGTTAGGCAACATAACAACTGAACCCCACACTCTTCGCTGAGTGTGGGGTTCAGTCCTTTTCTGGTGGCGCGGGCGTCAAATCGTGGGCTCCAATCTCTGTCCCCCGCGGGCGATCCATATTCAGTTGTGTTTCCCATCACCAGGATGGTGGCTCTCGTGCTCTCATCTTCCCCCCTTTGGCCTCGGTGCTTTCATTTCCTTATCATGCTGGTGGCTCTCTGGCCCTCATCTCACACCCCTTCCGACCTGCTGCTTTCTAACTGATGCTCTCGACTATAGACAGATGCTGTGCCCAGGTCAACAGTTGAGTGGGTGTGGGCTAGCGCACTCTGCGTCGGTAGGTTCTGGTACGGTGCTATCTAGCCGTAGTGCTGGAGACTAGACAGGAGATGAATTCCTTTGAATTCCAAGCCATCTGGGGTGACCCATGGCGGGTAAGCCCACCGAGGATGCGCCGTGGCCGGTAGCGGTCTACAACCGCGAAGTCGGCGGATATATCGGTCGCTTGGGGGACGTCTGGGTTGAAGGACAGCTCACTCGAGTCCACCGTCCGAGTGGTTCTGTCACCTTCATTGAGATGCGCGATACAGAGAAGAACCAGTCCATCTCTGTCACCGCTTCTCCCGGTGTAGTGCCGGCCGAAATCGCCTCCGGTGACCATGTGAAGGTATTCGGTCACCCGCAGTACTGGACTGCACGAGGAACGCTCTCGCTGCGAATCAGCCGTATTCTTCCTGTGGGGGAAGGCGCACTCCAGGCCGAAATGGCCGAAACTGAAAATAGGCTCGAGTCTGAAGGCCTTTTCCATCCGCGGCATAAGCAGAAGCTGCCCACGGCACCGAAGCTCATCGGCCTGATCACCGCGGAGGGCAGCGACGCCGAGAAGGACGTCCTGAACGTCGCCCGGGACCGATGGCCGCACGTGCAGTTCAAGCCGTACCACATCCCTGTGCAGGGCCAACGCTGCGCAGGACGTGCCACCGCCGCCCTGAAGGCACTGGATGCCGACCCCGAGGTTGACGTCATCATCTTCGCCCGCGGCGGCGGGTCCAACCAGGACCTCCTTCCCTGGTCCGACGAGGGCCTCTCCCGGGCCGTGTTCGCCGCTAACACGCCCACGGTCAGCGCCATCGGACACGAGAACGACAAGCCGATGCTGGACCGGGTTGTGGACCTGCGAGCTGCGACTCCGACAGATGCGGCAAAACGTGTCGTACCCAACCTGTCTAATGAGACCAAGCGTATCGAACAGATGTTCGAACAGATTGGAGGGTCGATCCGTGGTCAGGTGCAGAACAACCAGCTGCGTGTCGACTCCATGCTCAAGCAGGTCGCCGGGTCGATCACCGGGGCCGTCAACCGCGAGCAGATCCACCTGCAGAACGCCATCAACAGCCTGTGTGTCCAGTCCGAGGTCTTCATCGGTAACCGTGAGCGGCGAGTCCACACGCTCGGGGAGACCCTCAACGCCCTAGACCACCAGAAGGTGCTCGACCGCGGTTACGCCGTGGTTCAGGGCATCACCGGACCGGCGCCGGCATCCGGCACACAGTTCACCGTCACCACGAAAGACGGCACGTTCGATGCCGTCGTCGCATAGCAAAGGAGAGAGATGACCTACGAAGAAGCCCAGGCTGAGCTCGAGCAGATCACCCGCACGATCGCGAGCGGTAAAATGACCATCACCGAACTCCTGCCAGCCTGGCAGCGCGCGCTCGAGCTCAAGGGCATCTGCGAGGAGCATCTACGCGTGGCCCGTGAGTCCCTGGCCGACGTCATCGAGAAAGCCAACTCGTGATGCTGCCGGACTCGAAAGCGGTTGTGCTACAGAAGTTTCCGGGTCAGCCGTATCGGTACTTCGGGCCGTTCGACGACGAGTCCGCAGCACTGAAGTACATCGAAGACAACGACATGAAAATGTCATACAGCATCGAGTTGAGGAAGCCGTGATCGAAGATTACAAATCCGGGAAGCTGCGGTACACGCCGCCCGAGCTGGTTGAGGTCCAGTACGCCATCTGCGAGATCTTCGTTCGCGACGGCGACCTCGGCGATGGCGAAAACCCCTACACCACACTCGCTTACGACGTCGCCGGCCAGTTCTTCCTGTCCACCGTGGAAGGACGCACCGCAAAGGTGTGGAAGCCCGGAGAGGTCGACATCATCACCCGCTTCAAAGCCACTGTGGCATAAGGAGAATCATGAGCAATAGTCCCATAGACATCTACTACTCGGCACGCTGCGATGAGCTCGTCCGATTCATCCGCGAGAAGATCGCGCAGGAGGTAACCAGACTCACCTATGAGGACGTGCCCTCCGTCGCGGGAACAACCGGCAGTCGGATGCGCAAACGTATCGACAACGACAAGATCAAGGAGCTGCGGTGGATGCGCGACCTGCTGACCGAGCGGATCGCTCCACTGTCGTCCAGTGCGCGGTTCGTCATCCTCGGCGAGGCTGCGCTGGCGATCAAGAGCTGGAGGGGCGACCCCACGAACCCGGCCAACAATCGACCAGAGCGGCTGTACTACCGCAAGCTGCTCAACGTCCACGACAACGTCCCGGTTATGTGCGAGGAGATCAACGCCACCTTCATGTGGGTGGAGGGTCGACTGTACTACTACGACCCGGAGCGCAAGGACTTCGGCGACGAGATCGCCGACCACTTCTCGTTCGACGAAGTCATGCACAAGGACCTCTGGGTGTCGTGTGACGCCATCGAGGAATGGTCGGCTGTCACCCCGAGCTGGTGGCAGGATCGGCACACCGACGTCGAGGGCTACGACTGCTGCGCGGACCCCGAGTGCGGACTCCGTGACAATCCCACCGCCTCCTACCAGCCCAAGCTGGACAAGGAAACCCGCCGGCGTCGCAAGGCCTACCTGGTCAAGCACTACAGCTGAACATCGACACTCGAGAGGGTGCCAACACCATTGTCTTTGACGGTGGTTGTTGGTACCATCTCTAATGGTGGGTTAGACAGTAGAAAGGAGTTGGACATGGCATACATTTTCGACAAGGCCGAGTTGGCAGCACTCGCGGAGGTGATTCCGAAGATCGACGACGCCACCGGGTCGAGCCTCGGTAACAGCCAGCTGTACATCGACATGGACCCGCTGCCGGTCAAGGACGGCAACAACAACACCATCGGACACATCCTGTGGGACGACGGGTTCGTCGGCTTCCGACCAGTGGACGGGGAGATCGAGTGACCGTCTACTTCACCGCTGACTTACACATCGGACACGAGAAGGTGGCAGAGACTCGAGTCCCGAAGCTCACCAAGACACTCGGTCGTGTTTCGTCAACCTCCATACATGACGCTCTCATCAGGTCCAACCTGCGCAACACCCTCACCAAACGTGACCAGCTGTGGATCCTCGGCGACATCTCTGCCGGCGGATCCGCTGCGCAGCGCAACGCCCTCGCTTTCCTGAAGGACATCAGGGACGAGACGGGGGCTGAGTTTCACCTGGTCCCCGGCAACCACGATGGATGTCACCCGCAGTTCCGCACCGCCAAGAAGTGGTGGCCCGAATACCTTGAGGTGTTCGACACCATCATGCCCTTCGCCTCGCGCAAAATCGCAGGTCAGAAGGTGTGCCTTTCGCATTATCCCTACTTCGGCGACCACACCGAGGAGGACCGGCACATCCAGTGGCGACTGCAGGATGAAGGCCGATGGCTGCTCCACGGCCACACTCACCAGGGCGAGTCGCTGGTCCAATGGTCCTACCACATCGACACCAACAGGGCTCAGCAAGACTATGTGTCCGCAGAGTGCGCCACGGAGACTGGGCTCACCACAGACTGGTCCGCACCCGCCAACCCGAGACTCGTCGGCCGGCTCGACCGCACCATCAATGTCGGTCTGGATGCCTGGGACATGAAACCCGTCTCACTCGAAACCGTCGCCGACATCATCGAATCGCTCGAGAAGAAAGAAGGTCAGTAATGCCCAACATGATCGCACCCAAGGTTCTCAACTACGCGTCGCATATCGACGACAACACCATCGAGCAGGCCGGCGAGATCTCGACGCTGCCGTTCATCCATCCGCACGTGGCGCTGATGCCGGATGCTCACAGCGGCAAGGGGTCCGCGGTCGGCACTGTGATCCCGACCGTCGATGCGGTGATCCCCGCGGCGGTCGGCGTCGACATCGGCTGCGGCATGATCGGCGTGCAGACAGTGGTGCAGAAGAGGGACATCTACGACCTGGACCTGGCCGACCTTCGTGCGCGTGTCGAGGAGGCTATCCCGCTGTCTCCGGGCAACTACAACAAGAATGCCCGGTGGGCCGGTCACACCGAGGAGCGCATCGCACGGCTCGAGGAGATGGCCGAGCAGAAGGGCGTCGACCTCAAGCACTCGCCGAAGTGGCGTGAACAGCTGGGCTCACTCGGCGGTGGCAACCACTTCATCGAACTATGTGAGCAGATCGAGGGTGACGGCACCGGATCGCTGTGGCTGTTCCTGCACTCCGGTAGCCGCGGTGTCGGCAACAAGATCGCGCAGAAGCACATCAAGATCGCACAGAAGCTGTGCAAGCGCTGGCACATCGAGCTCGCCAACCCCGACCTGGCCTACCTGGCGTCCGGGACCGACGAGTTCGGTGCCTACATCCGCGAGCTCCGGTGGGCCCAGGCGTTCGCGCTCGAGAACCGCGCCGAGATGATGGACCGCTTCCTCAAGGTGTTCACCGACTGGCTCGCCACTGATCTCGACGCCGCCCTCGAGTACGACGGCGTCGAGATCGAGGAACGTCGCATCAACTGCCACCACAACTACACCGAGCGTGTCGAGATCAACGGCAAGTCCGTGTGGCTCACTCGCAAGGGAGCGATCGACGCTTCGGCGGGCCGCTACGGACTCATCCCCGGATCCATGGGCACCAAGTCCTACGTGGTCTGTGGCAAGGGCAACGAGTCCGGCCTGAAGTCAGCACCCCATGGTGCGGGGCGTCGGTTCTCGCGCACGAAGGCCAAGCAGTTGTTCACCCTCGATGACCTCGCCGACCGCATGCAGGGCATCGAGTACCGACATGGTGCCGAGTGGATCGATGAGATCCCCGACGCCTACAAGCCGATAGACCAGGTCATGGAGGATGCCCGAGACTTGGTGGAGGTCGAGGCGGTACTCAAGCAGCTGCTCAACGTGAAGGGGATTTGAGCATGGGGTTGTCTGTCGGATACATGGCCGGCTTCTTCGATGGAGAAGGGTCGATCGGCGTCTACCCAGGAGGCCAGCGAGGACTATCCCTTCGGGTTCAGATAACACAGAACAAGAGCAGGGAGGCCTCCGAGGTCCTCGAGCAACTCAAGGATCAGTTCGGCGGCTCAGTGCATCCGCTGAGACGTGGCCAGCGTGGCCGTCGTGACGCGGACATCTGGTCCATTGGCAGCGCCCCGGCCAACGGTTTTCTGGAATTCGTACTGGATGACCTGATCCTAAAGAAGTCGCAAGCCCAGCTGGCGGTGGCGTGGCAGTCCACCAGACCCGATAGGGCCCGGACACCCCAGGGCAGAGTGCAGTCGTGGAGCCCCCACGACCAGCTCCTCGACGAACGTGTCGGACTCGCTTTGCGCCACATGAAGAAGTTCGAGTTCACCGACCTGCCGGAGTTCTCTCGGAGTAGGCAGTATGCATCCAGGGTGTCCGACCTGGTGCTCGCGCAGGTGGATGGTATTCCACCCCCACCCACCAACCCCCACGAAGTAAACGAAGGAGTTTGATCATGACCGACCCAGTCCAGGAAGCAGTCAGCCGCGCCATCGCGACGACCATCGACGAGGACAACACCGACAGCCTATTGGTGCTCGTCGCGCGCGAGGCACTCAAGCCGGTCCAGGAGGCTGTCGCCGAGGACATCACCGAGGCCTACGACGGCGAGGATGACACGTTCGTCGCTGGATTCAATGCCGCCCTCCGTTTGGTCCGGGAGTATGTCTAATGACCAGAGCAACAAAAGAGACACGGACCGTCACCCAGCACCGATTCATCTGTCCATGCGACTACGGCACAGGTGGAGACATCGGCACATTCCAGGACGCCATGAACTGGGCATACGCCAAGGCGGACGAGTTGGGGATCAAGACCACCACCGACGACTGGTGCCGGCTGTTCCCGGAAGACGACCAGATTGCGATCGTGCTCGAGGAGGTGCGGAAGTGAGCTACAAGGTCACCCTGCGCGACCGCCTGGCGTGGCGACTGGCCAACTGGGCCCTCGTGGTCGCCACGCCCGAGTACCGCCTCTGGATCTCAACCCTCAACCGTCTGGGCTTCGAAGAGCTCCTCAGGCGGGACCTCGACGTCGAGCTCCACGAGTCAGGGAGCTGATATGGCTGAAATTGAAACCCCCTCGAGCCTTCGAGCCCAGGAAATCTCCGACGCACTTCGGGCTGCAGACCTGGCGCTCGCGGAGGCGGGAATGCACCTGCGGAAAGCCGTCACTCTCGCCGAAGCGGATTATGAGCACAATGACGAGAAGCCTCGCGATCTGCTCGCTGTGGCCAAGCTCCTCCGCGGCCTGACGTGTGTCGAATACCTGAACTGGGATGGCTATGCCCGGGCAAGGAGGCAACGGTAATGGCTGAGAAATTCACATCGTTCCGTTACCAACTGTATGAGGTGTACGAGGAGGGGACCGTTCCCGGTGTTGATTACCCGCTCTTCATCACATCCGATTACGAGACTGTCGATAAGCACATGTCGAAGTATCCGATGGACGCCTACTCGGTCCGCTGGTGGGTGAAGGCGGATTCGCGTGGATGACGATTTCCAACCCATCGCCGCGGCCACACAGTTCGAGGTTGGCAAGAAATACCGAATCCGCCTCGGCGATGACGGGCCGATCTCGACAGCGTTTTGCACGGGCAGAACCGACGACACCATCACGTTCGTACCCGCTCGAGAGGGTGGCGACAACTACAGCATCATCCACGCCTATGGATTCGATGCCGCACGATTCCTATTCAATGAAGAGGAGAGCAATGAGCACTGATGTACTCGAGCGCCCGGACGTCCGGGACTCTGACACCGACGAGCCCGAGAAGGTCGTCCACTACATCAAGCGGAACGAGATCCTCGAGAGTGTGGTCGACGGCAAGTTTGTCCGCACCCTGTGTGGCGAGATCCTTCAGGTAACCAAGACTGCGAAGGACGGATCGCCCGTATGCGAGAGGTGCAAGGAGATCCACGCGGGGTTGCCGAAGTGAGCGCATGCGAGGACTGCTGGAGTGACGCATACGTCAAGTCCAGGATCCGCGGCACCTCTCAGGTCGACGAGTATCAGCGGCTAATCCAAGACCACGCCGGCGGGAACATCATCGACCCCGACGACGAGTTCTGGACGGGCTGCAGCGAGGACTGCGCACCGCATTGCATGTCGGATCACCGCGGCGAGCAGTAACCGACCGACACAGCGAGACCCCCCTACCAACTCGGTAGGGGGGTCTCGTCGTCTGTGCCCTGGGTGGGGCTCGAACCCACGCATCTTCCGATTATGAGTCGGAGGCCTTCACCAACTTGGCTACCAGGGCAGGCCTACTGTACACGATCCCGCGGCCTCCTCCAGATACCCCCGTAGGGTGTTTTACAGTGTTTCCCCAGGTGGATTTGACATTGCAGCAAATTTACAGGCACCGGTTCTCTAACGAGAGGCTAGACCGGTTCTGAACTGGGGATTCGTCTGTACGAGATTCTGGTTTGCGAAGGATTATGAGTTCATGGTACTCTGGCTGCATACGCTGCGTATTTCTGTCAAATGCCCTGTTCAGAGTGTGTGCATGCATCTACTTGGACACACATATAATCGCATGAGATTGCAGGCATTTTTACAGGCTTTGCAGGCATCTTCCGGTACGGGTACCCCCCATGGGTAAAAGGAGTCACCATGAGCACAGATGAAGAGAAGAAGGAGCGCCGGCGGTACGGCCAGGGGTCGACCTACTACCGCGAAGAGCGTGACGTCTGGGTGGCCTCCAAGCGCGTCGGCTACGACAACCGCGGCAAGCCGATCCGGCTCAGCGCCCAGGGCAAGACTGAGGCGAAGGCCATCGCAAAACTCGACAAGAAGATCCGCGACTTCCGCCTCGGCAAGCAGACCAGCAAGAGCAAGGGCACCGTCGGGGAGTACCTCGACCGGTGGCTCTCCGACGTCATCGCCGACGATGTACGACCCACTACATTGCACAGCTACGACAGCTCGGTGCGTAATCAGATCAAGCCCACGATCGGCACTAAGAAGCTCGCCAAGCTCACGCCCGAAGATGTTCGCCAGATGCGTCGTGACATTGAGGCGATGTACACCGAGAAGGCCAGGGCTGACCCCCGATATGCGGAAACGGGCCCGAAGCGCTCGCGCTATGCACAGGTGGTTCTTTCCAAGGCCCTTGCTGATGCGGTTCGTGAAGAGATCATCGACCGCAACGTCGCCGACACCATCTACGTGAAGAAGCCGCCGGCCACCGACAAAGAGCAACCCGCGCTCAATGCCGAGCAGGCCAAGCGCCTCCTGCGCGTAGCACTGGAGAAGAAGGATCGCTGGGCCACCCGGTGGGCGGTTGCGCTCCTGACCGGAGTGCGCCAAGGCGAAACGCTCGGGCTCACGTGGGATCGCGTGAACTTCGAACGCAAGGAGATCCTGTTCGACAAGCAGCTCCAGGTGCTGCAGAACAGGCACGGGTGCGGCACCGGCAGCGGCAAGAGCTGGCCGTGCGGCATGAAGGTGGCGCGCGCATGCCCACACCGCGAGTACGTCATCCAGCCTCAGTACCGCAACCAGGTCAGAATCCTCGAGGAGGGCAAGCGCTCACTGGCGCTGACGCCGACCAAGACCAAGATGTCCAAGCGCGCGCTGCCGATGTCAGAGCCGCTCGAGAAGATCCTGAGGGCTCACAAGCTGTCCACGATGAACGAGTCGAACCCACACAACCTGGTCTTTCACTACGAGGATGGCCGTCCGGTCTACCCGCGAGACGACTACGACAACTGGCTCGCCGCCCTGGACGCCGCGGACCTCGAGCGGATCAAGCTGCACAGCACCCGGCACAGCACCGCGTCGATCATGAGTGACATGGGCATCGACCGCCAGGTGATCATGCAGATCCTCGGACACACCAACCTCAACACCACGGCCCGCTACGCCGCGGTGGGCGACACCTTCCGCCGTGAGGCCATGGAGTCGCTGAGCAACCTGCTGGACATGTTCGGCGAGGGTGACGCTGGCAACACCCCGGCGCTGGATGTCTGATTTTGTGACTCCCGAGCCCACCCCCACCTGCGCTTTCTGGTAGGTGGGGGTGGGACTTTAGTCCCGAGGGTGAACCTCGATTAAAGAAATTCGTTGACTAGATGTTTACTTAGCGCACAGGCGGCTGTAAGGTTCGTGTAGCTAATCGCAAATTCTTTGTGATCGCAGCCCCCCACCCACCGCCGATAGGCCGCTCGCTTCAGAATGCGTGGCGAGGACGCAGCCCAGGCAAAACCTTTCAAGCTAGAAGAGGTCAATTCCCCCATGTACGGATCCCACGTCTCTAGTCTCTCAACCACGACTGGACAGACTGTGACAATGGACGTTGAGATTGTTGACGGCGAGCCATTCTTCTCAATGCAATATGGCGAAGGCGTCGATCAGCTGATCGAATTCGACATTGATGGGTGCCGGCAGTTGCTTGCCCAGCTGGGCAGCATTCTCGGAATGCGGATTGCCGAGGTCGCGTAGGTAGTCAGAAAAAGGGGCAACCCCCGCCTAGTACGTCAGGCGGGGGTTGCTTTCTTCATTTCCGGGGCCGTATTTGACATCCGAGATGAATGTCCGGATCAGTTCGTCGATGGCTTTTCGCTGCCGGCTGGTCAAGACTTCCGAACCCACCGGAGGCTCATAGGGGGGCTGTGCCGCATCCCAGGTCTCGCCAAGCCAGTCCAGGACCCTCTTGACGGAGATCCCCAGGGCCTCCGCGACGCGCTCGAGGGTCTGCCTTTCAACGAGCCGCGGGTCGGCCTTGCCGGTGATGAGCCGGACGACGGTGGTGGTGTGCAGACCGGCTTCCTTGGCCAGAGCGGTTGAAGCTCGGGTCACCCGTCCGTGGATTGGTGAGACCCTGCTTCAGCATCGCTTTGGCCCAAGGCTGCGGTACTTCAGTGGTTTGTCTCATAGTAACGACTAGTGTCTCACGCACAACTGCACGCGTCAACAACGACTGTCGGTGGCCGGCGCTATAGTGTATCTAACGCACAAGTAGACAGCCAGGAGGCATAAGCGTGTCAGACATCAAGGTGGGCGACATCGTCACCATCGGTTCATGGGGTTACCGCTGGACGGTGACCGGTTTCAAGCTCTCGCCAGCTTCTGGGGGCCGTAAAGCCCTCCTCGCGCGAGATCAAGAGCACGGCTACCGCCGCGGTGACGTCGGCAAGAGCCGAGGGACGGCGACCATTCGGACCCGTGTAGCGGTCGATACATTGGTCAAGGAGGAGTCCAAGTGACAACCCCCTACGACCTCCTCGAGACCGGCGCCATCATCAATGGACGCGCGCAAGTCATCGGCAAGTTCGCGAACGGATCACCCGAGTGGCACGCCGCGCGCCGCGGGCATGTCGGCGGGTCCGAGATCTCCGCGATCGTCGGCCTAAGCCCATTCGAGTCACGGTTCTCCCTCTGGCACCGCAAGAAGGGTGAACTCGAGGACGTCGAGGAGACCCCAGCCATGGAGTGGGGCACCCGCCTCGAGCCAGTCGTCTACGACAAGTACGCCGAGGGTCTCGAAGAGGGTGAGTTCATCACCACCGGCCACACCTTCCGATGCCTGATCCCGGGGCGCGGCTGGATCAATGCCAACCCCGACGGCATCGTCTGGGCGCAAACCGAAACCGGCGAGTGGTACATCCGTCGCATCCTCGAGATCAAGACCTCGGCCCGCGGCGAAGGCTACGGAGAGAACGGCAGCGACGGCATCCCGATCTACTACCGATGCCAAGTGCTGTTCTACATGTACTGCCTCGGCGTCAAGCAGGCCGAGCTGGCCGCGCTGATCTCCGGTGTCGACTACCGCACCTACAAGGTCAACTACAGCACTGAAGACGTCGAGTTCCTCATGAACGCCGGCGACAAGTTCATGCACGACCTGAACAACAACGTCCTGCCCGACATCAGCAAGGATAGTACTACCTACGAGGCTGTCCGGCAGATCAACCCCGAGTTGGACCCGGACCTCGAAGTCGTCATCCCCACCGCACTGGGGGAGTACTACCGATCGATCGAGGAGGCCTACCGCGAGATCAAGGACCTGCGCTACGGCGTCCACGCAGACATTCTCGACCACGTCGGGTCCGCGCGCCTGATCAAGCTCGAGGACGGCGAGGTCCTGGCCCGCCGGCAGATGCCTGGCCGTGGCGACAAGCCATACCTGCGCTACGTGCCGCCCAAGAAGGCCGAGCAGGTGAGCGTCACGGACGCCTACGAGAAGGAGCAGGACCGGCAGGAACGCCTGGCCGCGATGTACGCGCCCGCATCTGTCTAGTCTCTAGTTGACTCCAGCAGACACATGACGTAGGCTGATGGAGTCAGACAGAGAGCGACAACGAACTGTCTAACCTCTAACTGAACAGAGACTTGTGGTTGGTGGCGTCAAGCCCACCCCTTCTGGCACAAACCATCCCATTAATCACGGGGCTTACTACGCACGCCAGTTGGGGACGTAAGGACGCCCAGCACCCTTCCCCGGTGCTTGCGGGACTTCAGAGTTCCTTCAGCTCGACGGCTCCTGCGCCACCAGCCACAACAACACTTGCGACGCCGGCGTCAAGCGCGCCCCTCGGAGTGCATCCTGTCCCTTTCCAGGATGCAGGGTCTAGCATGCCCACCTCCGCTCCGACCGGGAAGTAAGGACGCCCGACGGTTGAGCCCTGCGGTTCTCCCCAACGAGTTGGCGCTCGTTGAACCACCGCTCCCGTCTGCAGACCACAACATCTGCTCGACGGCTCCTGCGCCGGCGTCGCCACAACCCCCACATGAGGTCCGAGTACCGCGAAGCGGATTGAACTATCCGGAAATACCAGACAGTTCAAAACACAAGAGAGAAGAGGAGATACAACACATGGCACGAATCAATCAGAAAACGCTGGACAGCATCAACACGGCGTTCGAGAACATGGGCCGCGAGATCGACGGGCTGTGGAACTCGATCAACCAGGTCAAGGGAAAGTTGGAAGAGCAGCCATCCGATGTCCGGATCACCGAGACCCCGTCGGTGCAAGCCGCCAAGGGCGAGGGGGCCTCGGAATGATCAAGCCGCCATTCCAGCTCGCCACGTTCTTCAACACTGGCGAGGATGACCCCTACGGCTGCGTCATGAACGTCGTCGCCTGGCTCGCGGGCGAACCGACAACCGCCGAACCGGCCTGCACCAACTGGCATTTGACCAGCCTGGCCCAGACGTTCAATGACAAGCTGCTCATGAAGTTCGCTCCCCACACCCGGGAGTTCGGCACCAACATCGACGGCACGGTACGCATGGTCGGCGTCGCCACCCCGGAGCAGGCAACCCGGATGCTCGAGGTTGCAGAGATGCTCGTCAACACCTCCGTGGTCAAACGGCAGGACAGCATACCGTGGCTCCGATCGGTCACCGCGCTGTATGCACCCAACAAGATGGGCAGCCATGGGCTGGCTACGGCCATCGTCGATGACGCCGACACCTTCGACGAAGCGGTGACCAGCATGCTGATCATCCTCGAGGACTTCCACAGCACCTTCGCTGACCAACTCACCCCCAAGGAGCAGGCACTTGTCTGAACTGCAACAGGCCGCACAGGGCCAGGCGGACGCCGGCCCAGTCCAGGTCATCTACAGCCACGCCAAGGAGATCCAGAACGTGCTCGCCAAGGGCACCGACATGGACCGCTGGCTGCAGATGGCCCGACTCGCCGTCATGCGTGACCCCAACCTCGTCAACGCCGCCAAGCGCGACCCCGGCTCGCTCATGCAGGCCATGCTCGACTGCGCCGAGAAGGGACACATCCCCGGCACCGAGGACTACTACCTCGTGCCGCGCAAGGGTGGCATCCAGGGCATGGAGTCCTGGAAGGGAATCGCCAAGCGCATCATGCGTTCTGGCCGCTACCAGTCCATCGTCGCCGAGGTCGTCTACGAGGGCGAGGACTTCGACTTCAACCCCAACACCATGGACCGACCCGTCCATCAGATCAAGTACATGGCGCGCACCTCCGGACAGCCCGTCCTGTCCTACGCCTACGCGGTCGACCACGAAGGTAAGCCGTCCACCATCGCAGTCGCCGACCCTCGCTACATCGCCAAGGTCAAGGCCAACTCCAAGGGCACCGTCTGGGCCGACTGGGATGAGGCGATGTACAAGAAGACCGCGGTCAAGATGCTCGTGGACTACGTCGACACCTCCTCGACCGACCGTCGTGGTGTGTCTACCGTCCAGGTAGACGGACCGGTCGGAACCTTCATCGACGGCGTTCTCGAGATCGAAGGGGGCGACCAGTGAGCGACCACGAGATCATCCGCTCCGTCCAGTTCAGCGACGGCACCAACATCCTTCGCGTTGCGGTCGACGGACACTTCGCCGAGTTCGGAATCGGTGAAAAGTATGTCTTCGTCCCCATTGAGAAGTTGGACGAGTTTGCCGACGAGCTCAAGAAGATCGCGCCGAAAAAGGCGACGCTCGCCACCCGGGACACGATGCAGGTGATGGGTCGATGACCATCCAGGTTCGCGTAATCTCCTCGCCCACAGTCACCCTCGCCGGGTTCACCATGATCACCCAGACGGTCCGAGAGAAGCTCGGCGCCGGCGACTCTGGGTCGATGGCGCAGTTCCTCGCCGAGTTCGGCGGTCGGGTCTGCTACCAGAGCTGGGACAAGCCCAACCCGAAGACGGCCACCAACCAGGGCTACATCGAGAACATCCAGGAGCAGCGCCACTTCAGCGTGCTCGAGCACAGCTCGGCCAGCTTCTACATCGAAGGTGTCTCCCGGTCGCTCACCCACGAGTTGGTGCGCCACCGCCACTTCTCGTACTCGCAACTGTCGCAGCGCTACGTCGACTCCAGCGATGTCGCGTTCGTGCTGCCGCCGGCCTACGAGGGTGACGACTGGGCGACGAAGGTGTTCGTCGAAGGCCGCGCCCGGGACCTGCGGGACTACGCCGAGCTCGAGGAGCACCAGAAGTCCAAGGGGCTCAACAAGAAGCAGGCCCGAGAGTCTGCCCGGTCGGAGCTGCCCAACAGCACCGAGACCAAGATCCTCGTCACCGGCAACCTGCGCGCATGGATGGAATTCCTCATCAAGCGTGACAATCCCGCCGCCGACGCCGAGATCCGCCGCCTGGCCAAGGAGCTCCGCGAGCACCTCATCTTCATCGCACCAGATGTCTTCGGTGACACTGCCCGCAAGCTCTGGGACGACTCGTTCGCCCAACGCGAGGCGCGCGCCTGAGACCCGACGGCCTCGCTGGGAAACCGGCGAGGCCGTTCTCACATCCACATGAGGTCCGAGTGCCGCGAAGCGGATTCCACACCATAGGCAAGGAGAACCATGGACAGGCGATCAGTAAACTACCCAATCGAATACAGCAAAGAGTTGGACAGGCACATCAACAGTGTGCGAGCACTGGCCGCGTTTCTGACGAGCAGCGAGGTCATCCACGCCGCCGACCACTACAGGGACGCGCTGGCCTACGAGGGCACCCTCGATACGGTCTGCGATCAGCTCGGTGTGAAGCGGTACGACGCGATCGTCGATAGGGTCGCGGAACTGCAGAGCCGCACCGACGTCGTCGAGGTCGGAAAGAATCTGCCGACACCCGACCCCAAGGATCCCGAACACATCAAGTTCGCCACCAGCCTACTCACAGAGGTTGCGAAAGGCATGGCGTGACCGGCGATCACGTGGCCGCGGTCGAGATCGACGCAGCGCGGATCCACAGATCCCTCAGGAACTTCAACGACGCAATCCATGACGAACAGTGGCAAGACCTGCCTGAACTAGTCCGAGAGAAGATGCGCAGCCTGGCCAGTGAATGCCGGGACGCCATCCTCAGCCCCCACCGCCGCGCATACAGCGGCACCCATGCACGATCCGGGGTCTGCGCAGAGTGCCAGACCCAATACCCATGCAACGCAAGGAGATTCTTCCAATGACCGAACCATTCCAGAACAAGCTGGCATTCAACAAGCGTGAGCTCGCCGAAGCCGTCGGCGTTCACGAGTCCACCATCGACCGCGAGATCAAGGCCGGCAAGCTCGAGGCGCGCTACGTCCGCGGCAAGGTCGTCATCCTCCGCGAAGAGGCCATGGCATGGCTCGCCGCCACCCCCGACGAGAAGGAGCTGTGACGTGAGCAACGAAGCAGAAGTCCACTACAAGAAGGCATCTCGGTGGCTCAAGAAGGCCGATAGGGAACGGGACTACGCTGCAACGGCAGCGCTCCCTGAGGGGCACTGTAAGCGTGCTGTCGAGTACGAGCAGCGAGCTCAGGTGCATGCACTCATGTCCATCGCTGCATCGGGTCTACCGATCAGCGTCACGGCCACTTCGACGCTTGACTAACGACCCGGGAGACGTCTAATGTCTAACCCATCACAAGAGTGTGATTTCGCCACCCTGTTCGAGGCATGCAACAGCCAAGCCGAGTATGAGGTCACCTACCGATGGTGGGGGCGGAAAACCTTCTGCGCCAGTCACTTCCGTGAGATGAAGGTCGACGGCGACAAGCATGTACTAAGTGTAACCGCCGCGGCGCCCCAGGCATGAGGTCCGAGCGCCGCGGAGCGGATTGACACACACAACACACCACAACACGACAGGGAGGTCGCAAACACATGACAGATCCGACACAGACAGCAGCGGCAAAGGTTGGAGCTCGCATCAAAGCACTCCGCGAATCACACAACCTGACCCAACGCCAGGCAGCAGACCTGATGGACTGGCACCACCTGACATGGCATCGCATCGAAAAGGGGGACACCAAGCAGTACAACGCAACCAGGCGCGCTGCGGCACAACAGGCAATCGCTGACAAGTTCGGTGTCGACCAGTACTTCCTGCGTGAGCAGCCGAACGTGGCGATGACGTCGACCAAGGTCATGCCGGTCACAGTCCTGAAGCGACTCAATGCCCTGCGAGTCGCCGGATGGAGCTCCCAGGACATCTCGGACGCGACCGGGATCCCCATGTTCGACCTGGAAGCCCTACAGATGCGCGTGACGTCGGACTGCGAGCACGACCCCTACCGACCATCCATCTCCGCAGCGGTGGCCACCACACTGTTCGAAAACACCCCGAACATCTCCAAGCACGGCGACGACGAGTTCGTTCCGGCACTTCCGGCTCACCTCCACATGCAAGACCTCGACGCCGCTGGCTATGGCGGTGTGGAGCAGTACACTTCAGCCTCCACTGACCGCGACGGCCTCATCGTGATGCTGACGGGGGCAGGCAAGGACGTGCTGCGTCGACTGGGAACACACAAGTTCGCTTCGACGCACCTCGTGAGGCATTCTCTGGCCACCGAGATCCTGTCCCTACCGTCCAACGTCAACGCGCGCATTCCGAGCGCTGTGGGGGCCACCAGGCGTCTGCAGGCGCTCGTCGCATGGGGATACGACCCAGACTGGCTGCAGGAGCTCCTGGGCCTCAGCGACCTACAGATGCACCGGACCCTGTACGGCACCAATGTCGATGCCCCGCTCGAGCGTGAGGCCGGGATTCGACTCGTCAAGGAGTTCAGCCGGCTCGAGCACATCCGTGGCAAGGACGACGACGCTGCCGAGATCGCCACCGAGATGGGGTGGGCCCTACCGTTCCAGTGGGACGAATACACTATTGACAAAATGGGCAGCAAGAAATGGCGTCGCCGCAAGGATCGTGGCGAGAAACCGCTTTATGAGGACTCGCCGGAAAAGCGTCTGGAAAACCTGCGTAAAGAATTCGAAGAATTCGTCATCGACCTCGGAAAGGCAGCATAAGAATGGCACGCATCCGTGCGATCAAGCCCGAATTCTGGGCATCGCCAAATCACCCATCTGACCCATGGGCGCGGCTGCTGTTCATCGCAATGTGGAACTGGGCGGACGACGCCGGTACCGGCACCGCGACGCCTCGCGAACTACTCGGGTTCGCCTTCCCCAATGACGAAGACATCGAGACTTCGGACATCAAGAACATGTTCGCCACCGTCGCCGAGGCTTATGGAGTCGTCTTCTACAAGGTGTCTGGACGGGACTACTTCCACATCCCCACGTTCAACGAACACCAGAAGTTCGACCGTCGCCGAGGCGGTCGACACCCGCTCCCGAGCGAGGCCGAAGAGCTCCTCTACGGCAGTTTGTTGCAAGACGCAACTAAATCTTCGAGTTTGTTGCAAGACGCAACTAACTTTCGGGGCGAGGACCCCGAAACCGCCTCTGACCTGCGGCATAGCATGGAGTCGGCGCATTGCGCCGAAGAGTCGGCGCAAAAACAGCGCCGGAACAGGGGAACAGGGGAACAGGGGAACAGGGGAACAGGGGAACAGGGGAACAGGGAAACCGAAGATCCTGACGGATCTTCATCCTCGGCACTCGCTGTCGCTCCCGCCGAGCCCGAACGCGACGAACCGGGGTTCAGGGCTGACGTAGACAACCTCTGCGAGCTCCTCGCAGCCCGGGTCCGCCAGAACGCCGTCACGTCCAAGCCCGTCGTGATCCGCAAGGAGTGGCGCCGCGCAGCGAGGTGTCTAATCGACAACGATGGGGTAGACTGCAACCGAGCCATCAGGGTCATCGAGTGGTCACAGGCCGATCCGTTCTGGTCCACGAACATCCGATCAATGACGAAATTCCGCGAGAAATTCGAAACGCTGGAAATGCAGATGAGTAGGAATTCGCGCAAACCATCCGTCGTAATGGAATCGACTCGACGCGGATTGTCGGACATGCAACGCGTATTCGGAAATACTAACCAGAAGGAGCTGACCTCGTGAGAAATACAAACGACACCTACAAGATCGCGGTCGCGGTTTTGACCAAGGCGTCGATGCTCGACACGCGGATCACGCTCCCCGCTGACGACGACGAGCGCGAGTTCAAGTACCAGGCCTGGGCGTCGGTCTTCAACCACGCCGGCGAGATCTGGCTGCGGGAGGCGCTCGACGCCGTGGACAACCACTACAAGTCCGGTCGCTTCGCGCTGATGCCGCGCGACGTCGTCGACTACGTCCACGGACTACCCAAGGACTCGTCCCGGGAGCGGCTGCAGGAGTGGATCCTCGGACAGGGGCGCCACCCCTACGCCCAGAACGTCCAGACCATGGCGGGCGTCGAGTTCCAGCAGACCGGCGACATCGACGAAGCTCGCGAGCAGTACCAGCGCTGGCTCCACGAGAACCTCGAGCAGCTGACCGACCGGATCATGGGCAAGTGGTCCGCGGGTGTCGCCAAGATCCAGGGCCAGCCGGTGCGCAACTCGATGATCGACCCCTACGGCCTCGCTGAGGTCCTCCCGGCGGTGGAGTCATGAGCTTCCCCTGGGACTCACCGGGCCTACCCGCGGGCGAGCGCTGCCGGTGGCACAAGGGCCTGTGCGCCTACCACGAAGCCGACCCAGCACATTGCACCTACTGCCACACCACAGCCGGCAGATGCTCCTGTGCTACCCCGGGTGCCACTTTGACCCTAAAAGTCGCTCTGTCGGCGATTGAGGCGGCAAAAACGGGCAAGCCAGCGAAGGTCCTGCAAGAAGAATTCGGCCTTTCGCACAGCGTGGCCGTGTCACTCGTCCGGCGAGCAGTCGGCGGCAAGAAGTCGGAGCACAACGAAGAGGAGAACTGAAATGGATTTCAACTACTACCAGAATGCCACTGACGCGACGGCGATCTACCCAGGCGCGGGCGAGGGCACCATGGCCGCGCTCGCCTACGTCGGACTCGGCCTCGGGGAGGCCGGCGAGGTCCAAGGCAAGCTCAAGAAGATCATCCGCGACGACGCCGGCAAGGTCACCGAGGAAAAGCGCTCAGCGATCATCAAGGAGCTCGGCGACGTGCTCTGGTACGTCGCCCGCACCGCCGCCGAGCTCAAGGTGTCGCTCAACTACGTCGCCGAGCTGAACGTCGACCGTCTGCTCGACCGCAAGGACCGCGGAGTGCTGCAGGGGAGCGGAGACGACCGGTGACCGACCTCAAGGTTCAGCACCTACTTGACGACGTCGACGACGAGCGGGAACGGTTGCAGCACTTGAAGACCCTGTTTGTCGCCATCGTCGCGATAATCGGACTGTCGCTGTTCGGGTTCGCCTGGTCAATCTTCTACAAGCTCACCAGTGCTGCCTGGTGGCCGCTGTGGATACTCCTGCCGTCGCTGATCATCGCCGCTGTCGCCACCGCCGCCGCCTTCTTTGTCGCCGAAGAGCACTTCGAGCAGCGAGGCAAAGTCAAGACCGCCGAGCGCGCCTACCGCGACCACGTCATGAAGGAGGCAGCGTGATGGACAAGAAAACCGTTGCAGCCCTAGACAGAATTGAGGACTGCAGGATTGATCTACGCCGCGCCAAGGCGGGCCTAGGCATCACCGGCACCCTCCTCGTGGCGTTCGTCGCGCTGAACGTGTGGGGCTTCCATCACGACCTCACCGCCGACTACTCGACCCGGAACGACTACGACCAGCTGGTCGTGACCGCCCTGATCTTCGGTCTGGTGGCACTGATCGCGACCGGCATATGCACGGCCTGGGTGTGCGGCTCCCGTGATGACTTGCGCATGGCTGAGCGTGAATACCGCGACCATCTCGCCGAGGAGACTGCGGCGTGAACCGGAAAGTCATTGAAGCCCTTGATCTGATCGAAGACGTCGAGGTCTCCGCGGGCCGCATGAAGACGACCGTCAAGGCGTCGGGTGCCGCGGCGGTTGCGAGCGTGCTGCTCCTCATGGCCGGCGCCGCAGTTTGGTTCGTCGATGCAGGCGCGGGCATTGAGAGCAGCAGGTGGCTGCTGTTCGTGGTCCCTGGTGGCATCGGCGCAGTGATCTCGCTGGGAGTCCTTGTCGGGGCCGTGACGCGCCGCGTCCAGCTCTCCGATGATCTGCGCGGTGCCTACCGAAAGCATCGTGACGCCATCGACGAGATCCCAGACCCGAACGAACGTCAGAAGGCGGGGCGGCACTTCACCTACGGATACGTGTGCAATGTCTGCCGCGTGCAGATGTCAGGAGAACAGGAACTGTGACCGAATACAAGATGCCCGACCCACCCGACGACGGTGGCACGTGGCGCTGGAAGGTTTCCAAGTCGTGGTCCGCGGGCAGCATAGGGTTTGGCCGACTTAAGCTGCAGGCCCGATCCTTTGGTATCTGGTGGACGGTCGAGAGCACCGCGGTGGAACTCGACGGCACCCCGGAGGTGAATGCCGCGAACTGCTGCTATGCAGGCGACTACCTACTCGACCTGTATCGAAATCGCCTTCGCAGACAGGGAAGACTCGACGTCAACGGCCTCGAGGGTGTCGTCCACGGTCACGGAATCACAGGGAGCAAGTCATGACTGACGACTACAAGATGCCTGAGGTTCCCGCCAACCGTCGGTGGGAGATCGTCCGCGGCGCCGGGGAGGGTGTCCTCCGTGTTGAGTTGCAGGAGCAGCGACCTTCAGAGGACTGGGCCACCCTCCAGTGGACCGCCGTATTCACGTCACACAACCGTGAACGTAACGCAGCCAAGTGTGTGCAGGCCGCGGAGTGGATCCTCAAGCAGATCCGCGAAGCAGAGACCGATCCCGACGGCAAGTACAACGTCAACGGCCTCGAGGGTGCGGCACTAGGGGAGGGGCTCGCCGGCACTACGCCCGAGCCTGACGACTACCCGAATGAGCCTGCGGTCACCTTCTACGAGCTGCAGTGTCGCGGCGAAGTCGAGGGCGATGACATCAACGAGTTCATCGCGTTCTGGCACACCGAGTATCCCGGCACCCTCGAGCTCCACGAGTACCTGGGGCTCACCGTGGACCAGTACTCGTACTGGGTGGCCCACGATGTCGTCGTTCCTCCCGGAATCGCGGCCTGGTGGGTTGCCTGCCGTGAGGCAACCGAAGAACGAGCCATGCGTGAAGCCCGCGAAAACCGTGCGCGCAAGCGTAATTGGTGGCGACGCTTGACACACAGCTGACCTGCTGTCTACTGTCTAACGCGACACACCAACAACAGATCGGAGCATCACCCATGACCAAGAACCCATTCAAGAAGGCCGGCATCGCAGCACTCGCCGTCATCGCCGGCACCACCCTCGTCACCGCATGTGGCAAGGGGGCGAACGACGCCGACGTCGTCTCCGAGAACATCGCGACCGCCGCGGACAACTTCGAGATCAACCGGCGCATTGTCGTCATCAACAACGAGAGCGACAAGGTTATCCAGCTCATCGAGGGCTGGTGCAACGCCGACATTGAGGCGGACGTCATCCGCACCACCTGCAAGGTCCCCGGTGGCTACCACAAGCACATCAACCTGCGCAATGCCCACACCATGGTGTCCATCCAGCAGCTCGACGCCGCGAACGTGTCGAAGGACCACTACCGGGTCACCTTCAACCCCTCGACCATCATCCCGGAGATCAACGTTCGATGACCGTCTGGGTGTGGGCACAACGCCTGGACAACAAGGAACTTCACCCGCTGCGCGCGTTCCAGTTCCCGGGCGGTGAATGGCACATCGACGTCGAGGGCTCAAACCTTGACGACGATGTGGCCTACCGCTGGATCGCCGAAGTCAAGGGCGCCGACGCCAATGATCTAGTCGTGGCGAACATGATGGCCGACATCGCGAAGGATCGGATGGAAGAGCGCTTCCTCCTCATCCCGTACCTGCCGGCTGCGCGTGCAGACCGGGGAACACCGTTCGGGTTGGGTGTCTACGCCAACATCATCAACGCCGGGGCGTGGACGCGTGTGTTGTCAGTCGACGTTCACGAGCCGCGGGCGGCGGTTCGTGAGGTGTTTCGCCTGACGAACCTCGACGTCTCCAACCTCGTGACTGACGTTGCCTGGGATAAGGACTTCACCGCGGTCATTGCTCCCGACAAGGGTGCAACCGACCGGGCCTTCAGTGTCGCCGACAAGCTGGGCATCGGCACGGTTGTCGCGAGTAAGAAGCGCGAGTTCAGCACCGGCAAGATCCTCGAGATCACCTGCCCCAAGCTCGATCCCAGCGGCAACTACCTCGTGGTCGATGACATCTGCGATGGTGGCGGAACCTTCAGGGGCCTTGCTGAAGCCATCGGACTCGACCGTAATCGGCTGTCCCTGTGGGTTACCCATGGCATCTTCTCTGGAGGCAGCGCGAGCCTGTGGGACCACTACAAGGTGATCTACACCACCGACAGCCACCCCGGCTCCGGACAGCTCGGCAAGTACACGACCAAGACACCACTGTGGCCATACATGATGAGGAGTATCGACAAGTGACCGAGTTCGCACCCGTAGCACCCCTGTTTCAGACGGACGCTTATAAGCTTGGGCACCGCGACCAGTATCTGCTCGCCGGCAACACCACCCGCGTGTACAGCAACTTCACCAACCGCAAGAGCCGGCTCCCCGGTGTCGACCGCGTCGTTCACTTCGGCCTGCAGGCGTTCATCCAGAAGCACCTCGTCGAAGCCTTCGAACCGTTCTTCGCTGCGGACGAGGATCTCGTATGCGACCTGTATGAGGAGCGGGTCACCCAGATCCTCGGACCGAACACCATTGGCTCCGACCACATCCGGGCCCTGCATCGCAAGGGCTACCTACCGCTGCGGTTCTGTGCGGTTCCGGAAGGCACCCTGGTCCCGATCCGCGTGCCATCGTTCACCGTGGAAAACACGGACCCCGAGTTCTTCTGGCTGACCAACTACATCGAGACTGCCCTGAGTGCCGGTGTGTGGCAGGCGTCCACGTCGGCAACTATCGCGCACGAGTATCGGCTGATCCTCGACCAGGCCGCAGAGGGCACGGGGGCTCCCATGGAGGCCGTCGACTTCCAGTGCCACGACTTCTCCTACCGTGGTATGTCATCGCAGGAGTCCGCGCAGCTGTCGGGCGCCGCGCACTTGCTCTCCTTCTCGGGCACGGATTCGCTGGTCGCGCTGGACTGGATCGACCGCTACTACGGTGGCGAGTATGTCGCCGGATCGGTGCCGGCCACCGAGCACTCGGTTATGTGTACCGGCATCGAACAGGTCGGCGAACAGGAGCTGTTCTCGCGGCTGCTCGACCTGTACCCGACGGGCATCTTCTCGGTCGTCTCCGACACCTTCGACCTGTGGAAGGTGCTCACCGAGTACCTTCCGGCGCTCAAGGACAAGATTGTCGCCCGCGACGGCAAGATCGTGATCCGTCCCGACTCGGGAGATCCGGAGAAGATCATCTGCGGCGATCCCACCGCGGAGTGGGGCACGCCGGCCTGGTATGGCGTGGTGCGCCTACTGGACATGCACTTCGGTTCCAGAATGAACGCCGCCTGCTATCTCGAGTTGAACCCGCACGTAGGCGTCATCTACGGCGACAGCATCACCCTCGAACGGGCTGCGGTCATCACCGGTCGCCTCGCCCAGATGGGTTATGCCTCAACCAACGTCGTGTTCGGTGTCGGTTCATACACCTACCAGTACAACACCCGAGACACATTCGGTTCGGCCATGAAGGCCACCTGGGCCGAGGTCGACGGCAAGGGTGTCAACCTGCTCAAGGACCCGGTCACCGACGACGGGACGAAGAGGTCGGCTACGGGTCGGTTGGCCGTACACCGTGACCACGGCGAACTGGTACTCATTGAGAAGGCGCGACCCGGTGAGGAAGTGACCAGTCTCCTCCAGCCCGTCTGGGAGAACGGTGAGTTCATTCGCCGACAGACCTTTGCTGAGGTGCGGGAAACCCTCGCAGCGCAGGAGGTCTGACCATGGCTGAGCCGCAGAAGTATCGCAAGAGCCCTGTCGTGATCGAGGCAATGGAGCTTACCGGGTCCACGTTCTACGACGTCCTGGCCTGGTGTGGGGGTGACGTTTGGACCACCGACTCTGAGATCGAAATCCAGACGCTCGAGGGGAATATGGTCGCCAGCCTCGGAGACTTCGTGATCCGCGGTGTCGCCGGCGAGTTCTATCCATGCAAGCCCGACATCTTTCGGCAGACCTACGAGCCGGCCTCCGACGACCCCGGGCTCGATGAGGCACACCGCGTCATGAACGCCGCATCCGTGATCCTCGATGCCCTGGCCAGCGAGCAAGAGAAGAACATCGAGACGATCACGGACGTCTTCCCGAATATGGACCCACAGCCGCGGCGGCTCGACTATCGCAGCGAGGCGTGGACCGCGGCGCGAGCACTACTGGCCGCGGGGATGCTTGCCAAACGGGAGCGAAGTGTCTAGTGTCTAGTGCAACACCTGCGGAGGGGCGCATGAAGAAGCTGCTAATCACCGGCACGCGGACCTGGACTGACCGGATCCGCATGGGGCAAGAGCTCATGCGGGCGATCCACGACCTCGAGGGCGACTACGACCGACAGTCCATCCTTCTGATCGAGGGGGAGTGCCCAACGGGCGGCGCGGACATCATGGCTCGCGACATCTGGTGGAGCTGGGGTCGGCCAGTTCTCGGCGTGCCGGCGAACTGGGAAGTCCTGGGCAAGCGTGCTGGACCGGAGCGCAACCAGCGGATGGTCGACATGATGCCCGACCTGTGCGTCGCCTTCCTGCAGAACGGATCACGCGGGACCGTTGACTGTGTCACGCGGGCACGGGAGGCGGGCATCCCAGTCACGGAGGTGTGGGGCTGATGCTGAGCATCTCCAACACGATGGTGAAGGCCCGCAAGGAACACCGGTGTGGGTTCTGCAGCCGCACCATCCGCAAAGGCGAGCACTACCGACGGCAGTTCAACAAGGAGAGCAGCTTCGGCGGGAGTGGCGTCTGGACATGGAAGAACTGCGCCCACTGCGACGTCGCTGCCGCGCTGATCGATCTCTACGACTATGACGAAGGCTCCGGGGTTACCAGTTGGGACTTCGCCGACTACGAGCCCGAGACCGCCAACGAGGAATACCTCCTCGAGTGCTTCCGCGCCCAGTGGACCTACCCGAGTGGACGGCTCATGCCGATCCCCGCACACCCAAAGGAGTGAACGTGGAACCGCATGTTGAGGCGATGGGTGAAGTCGCCGCCGAGATGCTCGAGAAGGTTGTCGACTACGTGTTCACTGCGGTCTGCGAGGCCGCAGGAATCACCTACGACAAGAAGAACCCGAAGATGCTCGACGAACTCGTCGAGAAGATCGAAGACCTTCGCGAGAAGGCATGGATGTATGAGGAGTTGGGACAATGAGCGAACTGGGACAGAAACTGATCAGCGAGATCCGGGTTCTCGCAACCGAAAACCCGGACAGGGTGGCCGAGTGCAAGTACTTCGAAGACGGTGACGCGCGAACCGAGCCGTGCTGCATCGTCGGCCACGCGGCGCACAACCTCGGGGTCTCCCACCTTCTCGTGAAGGAGGCTGAGACCGACTCCATGTGGGGCTCTTGGAACCTGCGAGAGATTACCGAGCTCCCCATCGCAGAGGAGCTGAGCGAATCCGAGCGCAAGTGGATCGACCTGGTCCAATCAAACCAGGACCGCAAGGACCGCTGGGAGTTCGCGGTCGAGGCAGCCGACGAGGAGGTCGGGGAGATGTGACCCGGCCCAAGAATGACTGGTGGAACAACCCGGCACCCGGCTGGGAGGCTGTGGCCGAGGATTTGATCTTCGGAACAGAGGAAGAGGAGGACAGTGAACCAGACGGCGTATGACCGTGTTATCGACGCGTTCCGGCAATACGGCTGCATCGTCGAAGAAAAGTCGCATGGAGTAGCGAGCGTCCAGGCCCCCGGTCACTCGGGGGCCGATCGCTCTGTGTCGGTCACCCAGATCGAAGGCCAGGCGCTGGTCCATTGCTTCTCCGACGACACCAACGATGTTCTCGACCAGGTCGGTCTCACCGTGGCCGATCTGTTCGACGAGCCGAAGAAGGGTGTCGACTACAAGTACGAAGACGGTCGCGTCGTCCACCGCAGCCCCGACAAGAAGTTCCACCAGCAGGGAAACACCAAGGGCTCCAAGCTCTACCGCGCCTCCAAGCTGGTCAAGGCTGACGAGATCTGGTTCTGCGAGGGCGAGAAAGATGTCCACGCACTCGAACGTCTCGGACTGACCGCCACCACCAACGCGGGTGGCGCCGGCAACATCAAGAACTTCGACCTGACCCCACTGGCAGGTAAGAAGCTCGTCATCATTCGCGACGATGACGAAGCAGGCATGAAGCATGCCAACGCACTGTGGACTGCGCTGTCGCAGGACGTGAAGTCCATTCGTGTTGTCACCGCGGCGGAAGGCAAGGATGCCGCGGATCATGTCGCCGCCCAGCGTGGTGTCGACGACTTCGTGGTCGATGAGTCCTTCGCGACCCGGGTCATCCAGCGCGAGCTCTGGAACACCTGGAAGGAAAACAAGGACGCCGACGCCGACCAGTTCCTGCAAGTCCTCGAGAAGGAGATCCGTCGACTCCGACCAGCCGAGGACACCACCCAGCTCTACAGCTGGGACGAGGCCCTGCAGAAGTGGTTCGAATGGTACGAGGCTCCAGAGTCCGAGCGCCGAGTCATCCCCACACCGTGGCCCAAGCTCAATCAGGTCCTCGCCGGCGGATTCCACGCTGGCCGTTCGTATCTGATCGTTGCCCGACCAGGCGTCGGCAAGTCCCTCGTGCTCGGCAACGGGGCCCTGTTCGCTGCCCTCGAGGCATGGCAGCAGACCGCGCTGTTCTCCCTCGAGATGGGGCACGTCGAAATCGTGTCACGCGCGCTCGCTGCCGGCGCCGATGCCAACTACGGCCAGATCACCAAACGTGAGATCGACGAATACAACTTCGGACTCATCTCGCAGTTCTTCAACAAGTCCGCCGGGATGCCGCTCACCATTGGCGACACCCCGAACCTGTCCATCGACAAAGCCTTCAACTACGTCGACCACCTCGCCAACCGCGAGGAGGGACTCGACATCGCGTTCTTCGACTACGCACAGCTCATCAAGGGCAAGTCGGGGCAGAAGTCCACCGAAGCCAACGAGGAAGTTTCGCGCGGACTCAAGGTCATGTCGCGCATGTACAACATCCCCGTGGTATCCGCGGCCCAGGCCAACCGAGAGGGCGTCAAAGACGGTGGGGCACCCACCATGGAGAACATCCGCGGTGCCGGTGCCTACGAACAGGACGCCGACGTCATCATCATCCTGGACCTCGAAACCGAGGAACAGCCACCGCACATGCCCACCGGGATGATCGATTTCATCGTCACCAAGAACCGAACCGGTGCGCAGCAGACGATCTCGATGCAGTGGCGTCCGAACAGAGCCCGTATCGATGAGTAGGGCGACAGCGGCGGCGATCATCCCCGAGGAGCTCGAGCGTGAATACCTCGCTGGTGCCACGATGTACGCGCTCGCCGACAAGTATGGGGTCACCCAACCCGCCATCAGGTACCGGCTCAAGAAGATGGGCGTCCCCTTGCGTAGGGGCGGGCGCAGGAGTCAGTTCTCCCAGGTTGATCCGCTGGTGGATAGCATCGAGGCTGGCGCTAGCGATGGCCAAATACTGTCCATGGTCCGAGACATCTGCGAGGTCGACGACGCCGGGTGCTGGCGTTGGACCGCCGCGAAAGACGCCGACGGATACGGGGTCCTCTCGGGTCGTCGACTGGCCTCCTGCGGCCGGCCCAACCGAGTCCACCGGCTCACGCTTGAGTGTTCCGATGGAGTCAGGATCCCCAGTCGGATTCCGGTGCATCACACGTGTGCAAACAGGGGATGCGTCAATCCAGCCCACCTGCAGGCGGTTAGTCTGCGCGAGAACAACGCGGAGATGGTGGAGCGAAACCTCTACCTGGATACCATTTCGGAGCTTCTGGCGCTCACGGAGGGACAGCACTCAGACCACCCGGCGGTTGCTCGGGCTAAATATGTACTCGACCGAGTGAACGATCGGTCTGTCTACTATCTAATGGTATAGTGGACAGCATCATGAGTCAGCCATACAAGATCATCGTCTACTCGAAGCCGGCCTGTGTTCAGTGCAATGCAGTCAAGAAGTGGCTCGACGAACGCCAGATCGCCTACGAGACATTCGATGTCACCACCGACGACGGTGCTGAAGGCTTCGCCAAGATCACCGGGTGGGGTTACCAGCAGGTGCCCGTAACCGTCGTCCGCGACACCGAGAGCAACGAGCTCGTCGAGCACTTCGGTGGAAACGCCGTCACCAAACTCCTGGGCTACTTCCCCAAGGACCAGTTCCCCCGAATCAAGAAGTGAGGACACACAATGGCAAATGACACCGTCATCACCGTCATCGGTAACCTGACCGCCGACCCCGAACTCCGGTTCACGCCCTCCGGTGCCGCGGTCGCGAACTTCACCGTCGCGTCGACCCCGCGGTACTTCGACAAGCAGTCGAACGAGTGGAAGGATGCCGAGGCACTCTTCCTGCGCTGCAACGTCTGGCGCGAGTACGCCGAGAACGTGACTGAGTCGCTCCAGAAGGGCGCCCGCGTCATCGTCCAGGGCAAGCTCAAGCAGCGGTCCTACGAGAAGGATGGCCAGCCGCGCACCACCTTCGAGCTCGAGGTTGAGGAGATCGGCCCCGCACTCCGGTACGCCACCGCCCGGGTCACCAAGTCACAGCGTGGCGGATTCGGTGGCGGCAACAACGACTTCAGTGGCGGACTGCAGAGCCAGGGCATCGACCAGGTCTCGGCGGCGGCGAACAACTTCGCTGCAGCCGGCGCGACCGGCGGAGGCTCCTGGGGCAACGACGAACCGCCGTTCTGAGCTGATGTCTGACCCATTTCGGCTGGCGCTGCTACAGCTGCCCCCGGACCACCTCGAGTCGGTCCGGGAGCAGCTGCTCGAGGACGTACTGACCAGCAGCCCCGAGGAGATCGTGGACGTCATGATGGACCTCCACGAGGCGCTGGCGAAGATGTCAGTCGCCGGCACCTATCTCCCGGGGCCCGCCAGTCAAGTCGCCTCCGCCGCAGTAGATTCCGTCATGCAGGAGGCGGCACGACTGGCCATCCAACGTCAAGTCTTCCGTGAGGTGCTGACGATCCCCGGCTGGGGGTAACCCGATGGCCAACGATTCGCGCGACTGGATGATCCACGCCTACTGCCGCGGAAAAGACCCCAAGCATTGGGAATCTGACAACCGCGGCGGTGGCCAGGAAACCAAGGCCCGCAACGCGTGTGCTCCATGCGAGATGCACCAGAAGTGCGCCGACTACCACATCCGAGACCTCAAGAACTGCCCGCCACTAGGGGTGGTCGTCGCCGGCATTCCCGTGAAGGAATCCCGGGACACCGACTGGGACAGGCAGATAGACCAACTACGACAGATAGCGAGGGGAACCAATGGGTTGGAACCCACAGATCCACTTCAAGGGTGACATCGCCGAAGACGTCCTGGCCGACCCAGACCGTGTCTACGGGCCATCCGAGCCGCCCATTGAAGAGTCGTTCAAGGCCATCGCCGCCGAGTACGACGCCGACAGTGACGTCACCACAGTGACCCTGGCGCCGGTCACCCGCACCGAAGCCCTCGAGCAGGCCGTCGCGACCTACGGCGAGGACCTCGACAAGCTCAAGCGACTCGATCGGGCGGGGCTGCTCAGTGGACCAGCGCACCAGTAGCCACACCCTGGTCTACATCGTCAGGCCGGGGGAGAACGAAGAGCTCCGCATGTCGCTGCGGTCACTTCGGAACCTCCCCCACGACGAGGTGTGGATCGTCGGCGACAAACCATCGTGGGTGAGTGATGAAGTCAACTTCATCCAGGGCAACCTCGGCCCAACCTCGCATGACAACGTGTACAACAACATTCGCCTGGCATGCGCTCACCCCGACGTCGCCGATGAGTTCGTCATCATGAACGACGACTTCTTCATCACCGAGCAGATGCCAACCATCCCCAACTGGTACCGCTCCACCCTTGACGAGCACATCGCCCTGCCTCGGGTCCAGCGCCAGCGGGGGTGGTGGCTCGAGTCGCTCACCCTCACCCGAATTGCCCTGCTGGCACACGGAATCAAGGTGCCGCTGAGTTACGAGCTCCACGTGCCATTCGCAGTCAACAAGGCGGCAATGGGGGAGACGCTCACCCAGTTCTCCTATGTCAACCCCGGCAACCCTCCGCAGTGGAGATCGCTGTACGGCAACATGCACCAGATCCCCGCAGAACCACACGAAGACTGCAAGCGCTACGTCGGAAACGAACTCGTCAGGCCGCTCCACTCGTGCGACGACGGATCATTCTTCCTCATCGAACGCGAACTCCAGCAACTCTTCCCTGAACCATCGAAGTATGAGGTGACATGATAGCCGCCGCGATCAACCAAGGTCAGGTGGGCCAGAAGGCAAAGATCGGCTCCCTCGACGGCCTGATCCTGTCTGTCGATCACCGAATCCGCGGCGGTCTCAACGACCTTCGCAAACGCCACGCCGTCGACATCCATCTTGTGCTCGACACCCCCAAGGGCATCAAGCACATCGTCGTCAGTCCTCGGACCGACGTTCAGCTGTTCCCATCCGTCATGCCCAATCATTGGAGAACCCATGAGTGACAGCACCATCAACGAAATGTTCATCAACGGACAGTGGATCACCGCACCGCTCGACGAGCCCGCCGGATTTGACTACACCGCAGCCGCCTTCGACGACTTCGCCTCCGAGGATGACCAGCACACTCAGGACCTCCTCAGCCACATCTACGCCAACGAGATCGCCGGCAAATGGACCCTGATCCCCGAGGGTCACCCCGCCGACATCGTCAGCGAGCCCGACGAGGACAAGGGTGTCCTGAACTGGATCATCCTCGGCGAGGAACTGCACAGGGTCCGGATCTACGACGACGCCAACGGCAACCGCTGGGCCCGCGAGGATGACGAGGACTGATCCGGTGGCCAGCCGCCGCTGCAAGGACTGCGCTACCGAGGGTGTGACGTCGCGACGCAAGGCCCCGTACCCGGGGCCTCGGTGTCACACCCACAATCGCAAGAAGCGCAACGACCGCAGATCCAGCGACCACGCTCGCCGACTCGAGGCCGTCTACGGCATCAGCGCCGACGACTACGCCAACCTCCTCGAGGCCCAGGAGGGGCGCTGCGCCATATGTCGTCGTGCCACAGGGAAGTCCAAGCGCCTCAGTGTCGACCACTGGCATGACCCCAACGGCGGGGGCTACGTCCGCGGCCTCCTCTGCGGGCCCTGCAACCGGGACGTCCTTGGCCACCTCCGCGATGACATCGACGCTCTCAAGCGCGCCATCGCCTACCTCGAGAACCCACCAGCACTAGACGTCATCGGGAAACGCTACGTCCCGTTCGACGAGGAATAGGAGCACTGTGACCACCGAACTACTCATTGCCTACCTGATCGGCATCATCGCCTTCCTGCCCGGTCTGCGCTACATCGCCGGCCACGTACCCGGTGACGACATCGGTAGCGGTGTCCGATGGTTCACCGCAACCCTCATGGCAGCGGTCTGGCCCCTGATCGTGGTCGTGTTCTTCGTCAAGCACGTCCTGTCGATCCTCGTGCCGTGGTGGTTGCCGCCCGTCAAGCTCGCCGCGTTCATCAAGCAGCAGCAGACCGCTGGTGACAACTCCACGCAGGTCCAGTCTGTCGGCGACGCACACATCCGCGTCACCCCGAGCTTCACGGGGTTCGCTGACGACATCAACTGGGAGGCCGAGCAGCGCCGTGCCGCCAGCCAGCAGGGCAAGAACCTCCGATGAGCGAGGAGGAGCCGCGGAAGCGCAAGGTCGTCGAGACCCGGCACTTCACCACAGCAGGACGCAAGGATTCCGAGGACGCACGCAACCAGCGTGACCGCGAGTTCCTCCGCGACGTCGCGGTCCCTGGCGATGATGACGAGTACTTCAACGCACCGTTCGTCAATCTGCGGCTCCCTCCCACTCGCGACCTGCCGTCAGTGGAGATCTTCAACCCCATGGGCCTGCGCATGGCCACCGTGTTCAAGCAGCTCGGCTACGTGCGGCTCCCGGAGCGGGAGAAGGTCCGCTGGCTACCCAGCGCAGGCATGGCCGGTCGGATCAGTGAGATGGACCAAGGCACCTGGATTGAGCGCAACGACGACGGCAGCTGGCCCTCGCTCGACCCGCTCGACCACATCGTGCCCGAAGACATCAAGACCGAGCCGACGCCCGAAGACGACTTCCCCGACGGCATCGACGCCAACCATCGCTACAAGGCGGTATACACACCCACTGGGCACTTCGCATATGGCCGAAAGCCGTTGAACGCCCACAAGAATCTCCTCGAAAAGCTGGAGCGAATCGAGGAGCAGGGGGAAGCCCAAGAAGAGGATTCATCTGGTACTGTCTAATGTCATGGTAGACAGTAGAAAGAAGATCCTCACCGCGGTGGTCGGGTCACATCTGCACGGCAATGCCCGACCAGATAGTGACCTCGACCTCCGCTCCGTCCATATCGAGCCGACGCTGGCAATGACCGGCCTCGACGCCCCGCCACCGACCACCAAGACCATTGCCGGCGACGCCGACCATGTGTCCTGGGAGGTCGGTTTTCTGTGCAAGCAGGCACTCAACGGTGAGATGAACTCCCTCGAGGTTCTCTATGCCGAGGAGTACGAGCACAAGGTCGAGGCCTACGAAGCCAACGAGCTGTTTCGGATCCGCGACGACTTCCTCTCGCAGCGCATCAGGAAGAAGTGGCTGGGCTTCGCCTTTGGCCAAGCTGCTAGTATCTCCCGCGGCCTTGAGCGCCACCACCTCGAGCCTGAGTTTGATGCCTTCAAGGGTATTCAGAAGCCAGCTTTTCACCTGATCCGTGTGATCGATGCACTCGGAACGGCATGGGAGACCGGGGGATTCAGTCCCCGCCACCCGCACCCGGATGCTGTCACCACCTGGATCGCCGAGAACTGGCAGTCCTACACGTTCACCGCGTCCCTTCAGTCGGCAATCAACGACGTGACCGACATCGTCGACAACAGGCCGACCCCACTCCCCGAAGAACCGCGGCTCGACCGAATCGACCAGTACATCAGGAACATTCGCGCCATGCACTTCTTCATCCCCCGCACCCACACCGAGGAGAACCAGTAATGACACAAGGCAAGATCATCGACAACATCAAGAACGCCGGCGGTGTCATCCCCGCACTGCAGACCGGCGTCGTCCCCATGGGCTCCGGACCCGAGGTCGAGGAGTACGCCCAGATCGCCCAGCTCTGGGAGATGTTCAACGTCTACGTCAAGAACTTCGAGGACAAGCACGGCATCGGCGGTCTCCGATGACCACCTACACCATGGACATCGACCGTCGGGCCGACGAGCTAGGGGAGGAGGCGTGGCTGAAATTCCTCGAGGAGGATGGATTCGAAAGCGCCACCGAGGCATACGATCGGCTGACCTCCTTCTTCAAGAAGGCCAGGCTGGGCGACGACCCCTACCTCTCCGCCGATGTGCTCTACTGCGGGGTCACCGGTCGGGTCACCGACTTCCGTGCCCAGGTTGTCGGCCACTACAACGACACCCGAGGCCGGTTCACCCTGATCCTCGCCAACGGGGACAAGGTTATCTTCGTCAAGCCTCGACCAGGAGTGCTGTGATGTATCAACCACAAAGGCTCGAATCTACTTGGAAGCTCCCGGGTCAGATCGAGGCCAGCCTGGCGCTCAAGATCAACTACGGCTGGCCCTCGGACGCCAGGCTCCTCGCCGCGCTCGCCAACGAGCTCGAGGCGACGTCACGCAAGTTCTTCGATGAGCTCGACGAGAAAGAGGAGAAGCTCTGAAATGGCCCATTTCACAGTATGTTTCGTCAACCACACCTCGGCCTACATGTCCGTCGAGGCGGACACTCCGAACGAGGCTCTCAACTACGCTGACGAGCACTTCGGGTACCCCGGCCTCTGCCACCACTGCGCCGTCGAGCGCGAAGACGGCGAATGGTTCGCCGAAGCCGTCGAGGACGCTGACGGGAACCTTGTGGTCCAGGGGCTGACACTGTGACCAACAAGGAACGCATCGCCGCACTCGAAGCCCGGGTCGCTGCACTCGAGGCCGCACTCGCACCCAAGGCAACCGAGCCGATGCTTGGCCCTGAGTTCCTCACCGGCATGGTAGACTCTGTGGCGAATCTCATTGGTGCAGTGAAGAAGTCGAACCTATGATCGGCGCACTCGCACTCGTTCTCATCTTCGGATTCGCTCTAGGGCTGGCTGTTGGTATCGCCCTGTCTTGAAGAAGAAGCCCAAGAGGTGTTTGAACAGAACTTTCCATCTGTCGAATGGCTAAGTAGTCGTTGGACATTCATGGAGGACTACGAGTGAGCTACTGCATCGCATGTGAGCGTGAAGATCCTGGGCCCCGACCAGAGGGCTGCAGTCGGCTGTGGTGTTTGCCATGGCTGGAGAAAGAAGAGGAGGTTGAAACCAAATGACAGAGAAGAAGATTCGAGTGGGCATCGACTTGGACGGAGTGCTGTACGACTTCGCCAAAGCGGTCCGGGAGTACCTGGTCAAAGAGCATTCATGGGATGCGCAACTCTGTGGCGAACCGCAGAAGTGGGCGTTCTACAATGACTGGGGTCTGACCAGCGAAGGCTTCAACTTCATCTGCAACACCGCGGCAGATCGGAAGATGCTGTGGGATGCTGACTTCTGCACCGACTACAACGCGGTCACCCAGATCCGTCGCCTCGAGAACCACCCAGGCCTGTCGCTGCACGTCATCACCGCTCGCCACCACGGATGGCACCCGGGCGTGACGCAGGAAGCCACCGCGGAATGGCTGAAGGGAAAGTTCAAGTACGACACGCTCACGTTCTCCAACGACAAGACCATCGTGCGGACCGACTACATGATCGAAGACTCCGCATACAACCACCTCAAGCTGCGTGACGCCGGCACCAGCTCGTTCCTGCTCAACCAGGCATGGAACTCAGACACCGTGTGCAGGCCAGCATTTGGTGGATACCCCCACCCGCTACATCGCATCGACTCCGTCAAGGAATTCGTCGACATCGTGCTGCTCGCAGCAGACAAGGAGATTCCGTTTTGACGTGTCGGTGCGACACGGAGACCTACGCACGAGGGGTCTGCCGCCCCTGTTACGAGCGGGACCTCAGGAAGCGAAATCCCGAATACGCCGAAAGGCAACGGGTTAACAGTCACCGTTGGCGACTTACACCCGAGAACTTGGAGCGTAAAAGAGCGAAAGACCGCGAACGCTACAAGGGAAGGCCCAAGACATCCAGGGCTCACTACACCTACGGCCTGACGGCCGAGGAGTACCGCCAGCGCATGGCGCAGCCGTGCGGAATCTGTGGTGCCCCATCGAAACACATGGATCACGACCACAGGACCGGACGGGTTCGCGGTGGCCTCTGTCACCGGTGCAACCTCGGCCTGGGCTACCTCGAGGGGTGGTTCGTCGAGAACGCGCCGGCGGTTCTGACCTGGCTCCAGGGCAGCGAGAGCCCGTCGATTCGGGAGATTCTCGAGATCGTAAACCAAGAGGAGGAAACTAGTGTCCAGCAATGAAGTTCGTACAACTTCATCTTCGGGGGGCCGCAAGGGGGTGAAGGAGGAGAGGCCGGACCTAATTCCCGTAGTCCAACTCCGCGCACTCGCTGTTCACTATGGCCGGGGCGCCGAAAAGTACACCGAGCGCGATGCTCGAGGCGCCGTGGTCCATGACGGTGCAAACAACTGGCGCCTCGGTTACGAGTGGAGTAAGTCTTATGCCGCCCTGCAGCGCCACGCCATGGCCTTCTGGCAGGGCGAGGACGTCGACGAAGAAACCGGCTCCCTGCATCTGATCGCAGCGGCATGGCATGCACTCACCCTCGCAGAGTTCCTCTCGAATCCCGAGAAGTACGGACGCTTCGACGACCGGCCATCTACCGAGGCGGTCGTCAATGAGGACGTCGAGGTCGAAGGCGATGGCCTGGACGCGGGCGACTGGGTCATCCACACCGAGTCCATGGCCAAGTTCGCCGAGTACATCGCGTCGGTGGCTGGCTCTCAGGTCGTCATACAGAACTACAACCCGAACGCTGCGGTCTACGAAGGCCTGCCCGAGGTCGACGAGGATGCCGACACCATCGAAGCCGGCGACACGGTTGTCGTCGACACGGAGGGGTCCTACGAGCCCGACGGGTGCTTCGATCCGATGGAGACGTACACCGTCACCAAGAAGTGGACCGACGACGGATACACATACGTGTCCATCCAGGGTCGCGGCCAGGGTGGGTGGGACATCGACCGCTTCCGCAAGGCCGACCCGGACCCCGTGGCCACCAGCCCCGAACCGCGGACCTGGAATGCACTCAAGGACATCCCGGCGGACGTCAATGAGGTCGCGGACCGAGACGGCGAGCACCTGCATCGAAACGGTGCAGCAGGTTGGTACTACAAACTCAAGTTGGCATCCACCTTCGTCTCAACCTACGGCCCCTACACCGAGATCCGATGAGCGAAAGGCCGAACTGGGATGAGTACTTTCTCGGGATTGCTACCGCCGTCGCCCGTCGATCTGACTGTGAACGATCGCAGGTCGGGGCAGTTGTTGTACGAAATCGCCGGGTCAGAGGTACCGGCTACAACGGCAGTCCTGTGGGCCGGCCTGGGTGTGCTACATGCCCTCGACGAACTTCGAACTGTGAGCCTCTCAGTAGCTACGACACAGGCCCGACGCGCTGCGTTGCCGTTCACGCCGAGGCGAATGCGCTCCTGTATTCAGACCGCGGCGACCTACCCGGTGCAACGCTCTACATCACTCGCGCGCCGTGTGATGGGTGCCTGAAGCTCATCCAAGCCGCACAGATCGAACGGGTCGTCTGGCCCGAAGGAGAAATGAACCCTTGACCATCACCAAGGCCATCAACTGGAACAAGGTCACCGACGAGGTCGACGACACCGTGTGGGATCGACTCACCGGCAACTTCTGGTTGCCCGAGAAGGTACCGGTGTCCAACGACATCCCATCCTGGGACACCCTTACGCCGGAAGAGAAGGAACTCACTATGCGTGTGTTCACCGGCCTCACCCTGCTCGACACCATCCAGGGCACAGTTGGCGCCATCTCGCTCATCGCCGACGCCAACACCCCGCACGAGGAGGCGGTGCTCACCAACATCGCGTTCATGGAGTCGGTACACGCCAAGTCCTACAGCTCGATCTTCTCAACGCTATGCTCCTCCAAGCAGATTGACGAGGCGTTCCGTTGGTCGGAGGAGAACGAGTACCTGCAGCGCAAGGCCCAGATCGTCCTGGACTACTACCGCGGCGACGACCCCTTGAAGCGGAAGGTGGCCAGTACGCTCCTGGAGGGCTTCCTCTTCTACTCGGGCTTCTACCTGCCGATGTACTGGTCGAGCCGCGCCAAGCTGACGAACACCGCGGACGTGATCCGGTTGATTATCCGAGACGAAGCAGTTCATGGGTACTACATCGGATACAAGTACCAGCGAGGCCTCGAGACCCAGGGGCCGGCGCGGCAGGCTGAGCTCAAGGAGTACACGTTCGATCTGCTCTCGGAGCTCTACGACAACGAGTGTGACTACACCGAGCAGCTCTATGACGACGTCGGACTCACCGAGGATGTCAAGAAGTTCCTGCGCTACAACGGCAACAAGGCGCTGATGAACCTCGGCTACGAAGCACTGTTCCCCAAGGAAGAGACCATGGCAGACCCGGCCATCATGTCCGCGCTCTCACCAGGCGGCGACGAGAACCACGACTTCTTCTCCGGGTCGGGCTCGAGCTACGTCATCGGCAAAGCTGAAGCCACGGCAGATGAGGACTGGGACTTCTGATGAAAACGCTGAGCCTGTCCCAGAAGGATGTTGGACGCACCCTTCGAATCGAAACCAAGGTCAAGTCCAAGCCGATCCGCGGGAAGATCCTTGAGGTGATCAAGAACAAGGATCACATTCGGGTCGAGTTGCAGACCGGTTTCGGCACCAAACACATGATCCTCACTGCGGCCAACGAGATCAGCCTCGACGACTAAACGTCGTGACCCGTCTAGTTACTAACGATATACTAGACATTGCTGGGGAGCATCACCGAAAGACCGGAGTCCTCTGCCATGCGAACGCTTGCCATCATCTTCATTGTCATCTTGACATCCTGTGGCATTAACATCGCGCAGGCAGGGGACTCCGTTGCGGGTGGGTGCCCCACAGTCCAGCGATATGCCATCGGCGGCACTGGGGATCCAACCAGCTCCAAGTTTCCCAACGCGCCATACCCGCGGGTCAACATTGCGTACCCAGCCGACGTCTACCGCGGCGACCACTCACGCCAGGTCGCCATGTACAGCCTCGAAACTGAAGCGCGCATATTCCGAAACCACTGCCCGCGCACCAAGATTGAAGTCTACGGCTACTCCCTGGGTGCGTCGGCAGCATCACTCGTCATCGACCGCTGGCAGCGTGACCCAGTGATGAGCCGCAACGTCCGCGCCTACTACTACGGCAACCCACGGCGCCGACCAGCCGGCGGATATGGTGGCATCGAAACAGTCGGATTGCCCCATGTCCCCAACACCTACACCTGGCGGGGCGCTCGGCATCTCGGCCCAATCCCCACCACGGACATCTGCCGCTTCGGGCGAGACATCATCTGCTCGTCACCCATCCCCATCCACCGGGACCTCGCGCACGCATGGAATGCGCTACACGGGTACCTCACCGGTGACCACGGATACTGAGGAACACCATGAACAAACGACGTTTGGTGATGCGCGGCGCCCAGGCTTGGTTCGTTATCGGGGGGTTCACCGCATACCATGAGCTCACCTGCACGCCGGGTGAACTAATGTCGGAGGCAATCGACCGGGCGATCGAGAAGCACCCCATTCTCACCCGGCTTGTATTCGTCATCATCATGCTTCACCTCAACAACTGGATCCCCAAGAGGCTGATGTGGTTGGACCCGTTTCACCAGCTCGCAGTGGTGACCAAAAAGGTCGCATAGCTAATTAGACGCCAATACACTTACCTTAGGTGGGTGGTGCTCTGATTGGCGTCGCACAATCACACTAACCCGAGGAATCTCCTCGAAAATCCTCTTCAACGCAGATACCCCCGGCCTATCGCCGGGGGTATTTTGCATATTCACCAGAAAGGTGAACCATGATCGACTCAGTAATCCTCGAAAACAACACCTACGAGGAAATCACCGACGCACTATGGGGCGACCTGCTCGAGCTCAGCGCCAAGGCCAAGCGAGCATACGAAGTCGGCGACAAGAACCAATGGGACATACTCCACAAACTCATCAACGAGGACCTAGACCTCCTTGAGGTCACACTCGCTATGATCTAGAGCTCGTACTCGTTGAGTCGCCACCGTCGTTCTTGGTGGTCGAGATGAATCGGGTTCCAGTACTCAAAGTCGGCGCGCGCCATGATTGCCTTGCGGTGCCACTTCACCATCTTCTGGAAGATCTCGCCATCCCAGGGCTTGCCGGCCTCGAGCCACGCCATATGCCACTTGTCTCGCTTCGCCTCAGCCTTGATCATCTTGGCCTCGATGGGTGCGATACGGGCGGTTGAGAGCTCGACAAGCTCATCGGCCACCTCGACGGCCAGCGCGACGTCGGCATCCTTGACGCGCTCCGACTGAGTCTTGCCGAACAGTGAGTAGAGGGATGCCATCTAGTCCTCCTTCACCTCGTCTCGCGCCCGCGGCTTGGAGCGGCCACGGTTCTTCGGGTCCGGGCCCATGCCGGCCTCCCATAGGCGCTGGCGAACGACCGTCAGGCTGCAGCCCAGCTCCTTCGCCGCCTTCCGCATCGAACCGCACCCGTCGATAGCGGAAAGCACATCCTGGATCGTGATGTCCTGCCGACCTCGCGGCTGCTGCTGGTTCTGGATGACGTCGTGGGCGACCTTCCACACCGTACCCGGCGGGATGTTTGTCGCGTCCGAGATCTCCTGTGTGGTCTTGCCTTCCATCGCTTGATTGCGGATGTAGATCCTCACGCCCTCCGTAAGTCGCTCGTACTTCCTGCGCTCCTTGATGACAGTCATCGTGTCCCCCTTCCTTGTGGAGAGAATGGTCAATACCACCATCATAGCAAATGATGGAAGTCAGTGGTTAGAACGGGGCGGGCGGCTTCAGGACCACCTCCACGTTCTCCAGCTCCTCGCCAAGCTCCCAGACGACATCGTCTACGGCTAGCCGGACCAGGCCGATCTCAACCTTGTCGCCAATACGTGGAACCATCGTGGCATCCTCGACGACATACTCCTGGACCAACGTGAAGTCCTGGACCAGATCCGGGTCGGGGACCTGATAGACGATCCTCATTCTCTTGCTCCCCTCTTCCAGAACGGCGTGAACCAGCCGGTGCGGATGTGAAGCTCACACCCGCGGATGCCTAGGTCGCACAGTGCATCCCGCGGGTGGGTGAGCCAGAATCGCCACATCAATCTCACTCCGCCTCCTTCCATTCCTCTTCGCCGGCCTCGCGTGTCAGTACGGTGTACCCGAATGACCAGGCTCGGTCTCGTGCTTCTTGCTCACTGTCGGCTAGGAAGATACAACCCTTCCAGATGTTGTCCGGGCCGTCCGATCGGTCGACGGTTGCCCACTGGGTCTCGGTCATGCTGTCGCCTTTGCGAAGTACTCGTAGGGGTCGTTCTCGTAGTCGTAGTTGGAGCTGGCCCAGAACACCTCGCCGGAATCGGCGAAAAGGGTCCAGGTGTGCGATGCACCGAGCAGGGTCTGCGCGTGGCTCTCAGCCTCGTCGAGCGCATCCTGTAGGTCGCATGCCTCCACGATGACCTTGTTGCCTTGGAAGTCGATCACGGTCCAGATCATGGGTTCCCCTCCAGCTTCTCGAGCATCTGCAGCACGCCGGTGATGAAGATGCCCGGTTCCGATGCCCACCAGTCCTCGCCGGCGCACATCAGGTAGTAGTTCTCCGCGGCCTGCATGACTGTGCCGTCGGACTCGCGCGCGGTTCCCCGGTTGGCATGCTCCATCAGATACGTCCACAGCATGGACACCACAGCCTCCCGCGACTCCGGTGTCGCCGTGCGGTACGTGAACCCGTCCTCATTCCACTCCAGGCCATTGGTCCGGGATGGACGGTTCGCGTCGTCACTGTTCCACTGCAGTCGGTGCTCGACTGCGAAGTCTGCGAGCGTGTCAACGATGGTCATTTAGCGGCCTCCTTTGCTGCCATCCTCAGCTCATCCCGCGTCACGTCGAAGCTCACCGCGGCGTTCAAGACCGCGATCACCTGACGAGCCGCGGAATCATACTCCTTCCAGTTGGCTTGACCGAGAATGTCCCACTTGTCGGTGTCGCTGTAAGGGCCCCACGACTTGATCTCCGCAGTCGGGCACCCCTCGATGCAGATGAAGTCGCTGTTGCGGTGCTCGTAGAAACAGAACGTCCAGCCATATGCATTCGACACAGTGATGCCATGTTCGCGGCAGTTGTTGAACACGCCGAAGCTGACAAACTCTCCCATCTCCGCGGCGACCCGGGTGCCAACCTCGCGGGCGATGTCGACCTGCCCCCCCTCGCCCTGAAACTCGGGGTCGAGCCACTCCTCGACAGTGCGCTTGTGGGTGTCACACTTCGCGGTGTACTCAAGGTACTCGTTGTACTGATCGGTGATGTGCATGTCGAGTGCGGTCTGAAGGATCACGCCGGCACCTCCTTTCGATCATGGGTGATGATGGCGTTGTTAAATGCTGCGAGCTCGAGCTTGAGTAGGGCTGACCGTGTATCCTCGACCCGGTAGTCCAGGGTGGTGTCCGGCACCAGCTCGCGGAGCAGCTCGCGGAAGTCTGACGCAGCGTTCGCGATGCGCTCGTTGTCGGTGTTGCCTTCGAGCTTGATAGTGTTGGTCATCAGTAAACCTCCTTCATGTGGTCGGCGGTGACCTTGTACGAGCGGTTCAGGATCGACAGCAGCTTGGACTCGGCCAGCTTCGAATCCTGAGAGAACGCGTAGTGCTCGAGCTCCGCGCGCAGCCAGTCGAGCTGGGCACGCGTGTTGTTGTGGTGCCGGTCGAGTGCGTCCTGGGTTGCCTGCGCGTCGGCGACCTGCTGCTGGACAATGGCCCCGAACAGGTCAGAATTGAAGATGGTCTCGGCGGGGGTGGTCATGCGAACCATCCGATCACTTCGTCGAGGTCGCTGTCGTGGTAGCAGTCGGCCACTACCTTGCTCAGGTTGAGCTTCTTGCGTGGATTGTCGAGCTGCCAGACGACCGCATTAGCCAGCAGGTTGAGTGCGTCGATCACACCATCTTCGCCAAGGTCGGCCCGGTCCGCGATCGCGAGGCATGCTTCGTCGACCATCTTTGTGATCTTCTCTTTGGTGTAGGTCGCGTTGCTCACTGACCAACCTCCTGTGAGTAGAGCACGGTGACCGGGGTGTCGTTCGGGATCTCGTCGTACCAGTTGACAAGCAGCCGCCCGGATTCGGTGAAACGCATCCGACTCGGGTCCGTGCTGGCCTCCACGCCGGCGACCAGAACCGTGTCCTGGATCATCGGAATGACATAGCGCACCGTGACGTGGATGATGTCTCGGCCCCCGTCGATGCGGGGCACGTCGTACCGGTAAACCATTCCCGGCTTGATCTCGTCGGCAGTCTTGGTGGTGTCGATGACGGTGGTCATGGTTTGCCCCTTCAGACTGTGTAGTAGGAGTCGTCAGCCGAGATGAATCGGACGACTTCCTCGTGTGCGTCACCGATTCCGGCGTCGGTGGTGATGTAGTGGTCGATGACGGCGGCGATGCGGGGTCGTTCGCTGCTCACCACCTGGTCGATGGTGAGGTGGATTGCATCCAAGTCCTGCGCGATGTCGACTGCGGCACCGGGGTTCGGTGCGGAGACGTCGCGGTATCCGCCGCCCAGGTAGATGACGCGGTAGAGGTTGAGTTCCATGGTTAGTTCTCCTGATCTCGAATGTCTGCTTGTCGGTTTGCGTTTCGGCTCATCCGCCGGCGCTGCTTGCGGTTGGGGATCGGTGAGGCAGCACTACTGCGGCGAAGTTCCTGCATCTTGCGCATGTAATGCTTGTTCTCGCTGGGCATTACAGACCCTCGACGCCCGTCACCTCGATGCTCATCTCGTCCATGTCATACGCGCGCCCCTGCGGCAGGACGCCAACATACTGGCGGGCGGACTTCTTGGCCTCGGCTGCAGCCTCATCCCAACTGTCCGGGTCGGCCATGTCGTAGCGGTCGACCTTGACGTACACCTCGACCTCGACCTTGACCTTGAACGGGTAGTAGTGGTCGCTCACTTCTCCTCCTCCAGTTTTCGTACCGCCTCCCGGGCCTCGACCAGGTCTGCGTAGGTGCCGGCCACGTCGCCCACGTGTGCGTTCGCGATGCCCCATGCGACCGTTCTGGACACGTTCGACGGCAATGCTTGCACCCGACCGTGGTCCTTTGCGCGTCTGATCTCGACCTCTATGTCGTCGGCGATCTGCCGCAGCCTGTCGGCGACGAACTGCGCCTTCTCGTACACCCGCTCCTCCAGGAGGGAGATGTACTGTGCGTCAATGTCGCTCACTTCTCGAACCTCACGGTGATGTCAGCCTCGTCGGCGAGTGGGGTAGCGTCGTAGAGCATGTGCTCCACTTCGCCATGGATGCCGTCGTGGTCTTCGAAGATGACGGTTTGCATTAGGTCGGCGAGTAGACGCCCGTCCAGTTCCTCCATGGTTGCGCCGACGGACTTTCCGAGCGTCACGCCATGCTCCGTCAGCATTTCGATGACCTCACTGCGGGTGAGCGCGATGCTCTGGGTGATCTCTCGTTCGATGATGAACATTGATGTCAGCCCTTCGGGTTGTTGGTGACGAACTGGCGGTTGATGTCTCTCGAGCCGGGGAAGTGGTGGCCGGCGGTGCTCTTGCGGAGGTTCGGGGCCTTGATCAGATTCACGGTCATTGGTGGTTCCTTTCAGAGTGTCTTGCGTGTTGCATTAGACATTAGACGATGTGGATGGTGGGTGTCAACCCCGTAGGGTCAGACCCCTTTCGACCAGTAGCGAACGCCACCCGCGTAGTACAGCTGGACCACCTTGTCGACATCGGGCAGCGTCTCGTCGAGTGCGTGCATGAAGTACTTGTCCTCGTCGTAGAGCGCAATCGACCGGCGCACGTCGAGGTTTGCACGCTGCACCAGGCTGGAGTTGATGAATTGCACCATGAAGTTCTTGTTGATGCTGCGCTGCATCATGTCCAGTTCGGACGGATTCAGTTCGATCACCTTGTGGCTCACGGTTTCTCCTTAGTTGAAGTTGGCGGGCAGAACGTTGGGAAGGTTCAGGTTGACGGTATCCACGATCGAACGTGCGACGACGTTGTGCCCCTTGGCATCACAGACAGCGATGACCGCAGCGATCTCATTCTGGGTACCGTCGTCGTCCTGCTGGTAGACCTGGGTGATCGCGTCCTGGATACCGTGGGCATCGACCAGGCAGATCATGCCGTCAGCAAAGATCACGCGGTAGCGCTTGCGAGTCACCACCCGACCCCCTGCCAGAACTCGACTGTGCCGTCGACACTGTCCGTGTAGCTGGGCCAGTCGAAGCGTTCACCGGCAACCAGGATCGTGTCCGGGGTGATGTACTGGACGTGACTCATGACCAGTTCGATGGTCTCGGAGTCCCACTCAGCCTGCTGCCCAGTCACTTTCATGATCCGGGCGATGGCGAGCTGGGCATCACGTGGGTTGATCTGGTCTGCGATGCGGTTGATGTTTGTGGTCATGTCAGTCCTTAGTTGATGGTTAGTTGGTGGTTGGTGGCCAGGTGGTGTCACCGTTCGGTGTCCACACCAGCTCAGAGTCGGAGAACTCGAAGGTGTGCGCGACGACTGCCTGATCGGTGAGTCGGGCGATCTGCCGTGCCTCCACGAGGCTGTCGTAGTAGTGGTCACCCTCGTTGTCGTCGGAGTCGACCAGGACATACTTGACGATCTCAGCCATGTCAGATCCCGTACTTGAAGCGTCGGATCTCACGCCGGCGCAGGGTCTCTCGTCGCTGCTCGAACTTGGTTGCACGTGCCATGTCAGTTGTCTCCTTTGTTCAGTTCCAGTCGATTGCCCAGTCGGTGGGCACTTCAAGTCGATTGCCGCAGTTGAGGCACAGTAGGTACTCACCGTCTCCACTCTCGGAGTAGGTGTCGTCATAGGCAGAGATGGTGTTGGTGTCCGGATCAACCCTGATCGCCCAGGTGCGCTGGTAACCACCCTCGGCGAGGACCCAGCTGTGCTTGCACTCCTTGAGCGTGCGAAGTAGGTCGGCCATGTCAGTCGTCCTCCAGCTTGTAGCCGCCGACCCGGTTGCCGTTCTGGTCGAAGATGGAATGTGTGGTGCGCGGCACGCCGTACTCCTCGATGTAGTCCGCAACCTTGCGCAGGATGCGCGCGATCTCGACACCGGCGGCGTACTCGTCGATCTCGCCAGCCCCGCCACCGAACGCGGCGTTGCTGGTGCGGATGGTGAGTTTGAACTGGTCGCTGTTCATTGGATCTCTTCCATGCTCATGTTGCCCAGGTCGACCAGGTACTTGACACCGCCGGCGTCCACGTCGGTGACCGTGAACACGTTCGCGCCATCGGGGTCACCCACAAAGGTGCCGCGGATAACGTTCAGTGCGGCGATTGCGGCATCAATGGGAGAGCCGGTATCTTCGTCGTCGATCTCCCACGTCACGATGTAGTTGCTCATGCTGCGGCCTTGCCTTTCATGGTGTGTGCGGCAACCCAGGTGATTGCCTGCATCTCGGATGGTTCGATACCGATGGTCTGTGCAGCCTTGCGGTAGGCATTAGACACACCGGCATACACGCCCTTGCGGTTGATGTACGCGTAGTCCACGCCAGCGATCCGCATTGCCCAGGAGTCCACGGTCACGTAGTCGGTGTGACCCAGGATGTTGTGCGCGAACGAGTGAGTCTTGATGTCCGGCGTCATTTCGCCGAGCGGGTCGTCCTGCAGGTACAGCGCGTTGTATGCCTTGCGCCAGTTCTGATGAGTGAGGCCGGCGGTACCCGGCACGCGCGGCGCCTGGTCGGCAGGGGCGCCCGGTGTCGCGAGTGCCAGAGCGAACGCCACGTTGTCCTCCCACTTGACCTGCGGAGACAGGTGGGCGATGGCGACCGCGCATGCCTCTACCTGTCGGTTAGACAGTAGGGCACACTGTTGCGCGACGTCAAGCGCCTCCTTGTACCAGAGCTGGCCGGCAATGATGTCAGCGTCGGTAGCGAGGTCGAACACCGAAAGGATGTTCGAGACCATCGCGCGACCACCGACTCCATTCGTCTGCTTGTACAAGGGCTTGCGGGTTGCCATGGGGGTTGCCTTTCATTGCCTTTGGCTTTCTGTTGGGGGTCTTGCTGTTGATTAGACACTATCAAACGTGTCTAGTGGAAGTCAACCCCTCAGGGGTGGTCGGTCCACTCGGTCGCGTTGGGGAAGTCGTCTTCCAGCGTGGTGAAGTCGCCGCGCTGGGAGTAGGGCTCAGCATCAACCAGGACCCATCGCTCACTCGCGCCGTTCTGGAACACGACGCCGACCATGCCCTCAGGCACCGACTCTTGCCAGCTGCCCCATGCCGCACCGACCAGGTGCTTACCCTCGTCCAGCAACGCGTTACGTCGATCCTCGCGCACCTGGGACTGTTCGGCACCCTCACGGCACCGATCGCCATGGACGCCGTTCAAGCCACCGCGCAGCTTGTAGCAGGCCGCGCAGTACGCCGGCGGGGGGCAGTAGTGCAGAGTCCCACCGTTGCGCAATGTCACCTTGTACTTGCACTTGCGACGTCGCACGCCGCCCGACTGTCCGCAGTTGTCGCAGACCAGTCGACCGCGCATGTCGTAGCAGTAACCCATGACTCAGTCCTCCAGCGATTCGGCCAGCGCGATGGTCTCGGTGATGTAGCCGTTGTCTTCCAGGTCGACCGACCAGTCACACATGACGTCGTAACCGTCGTTGCCGTAGACCAGGACGACGCCGTAGGGATCGTCCGACGTCGCCGGGTAGGCGAACAGCGTGTCCATGTCGGTATTCATGAGCTGGCTGAACAACGTGCCGGCGTCGGTGGTGCGCGGGTGACGCTCCTCGCCGTCGTGGACCGACAGTTCGAAGCCGTGTCCGAGCAGTTCGCGAACCAGCGACTTGACGATCCGGCGTTCGATCTTGTACCGGCGCTTGACGTTTGCGCTCATGTAGTCGGGCAGTTCCTTGTCGGTGTACATCAGAATTCCTTCCAGAGATGGGTGATACCGACCACGGCCACCAGGGTGACGACCGTGAACAGTGACGTGATGATGACGAACTGGAGTGCATGCAACCAGGGATTCATGTCACCACTCCTCATCCCAGGTGCAGTGGCACCGATCCTTGACGTACTCGCAGTACTCGCAGACGTTGTCCATGGGACATCCTTTCGATCGAGCTAACCCATGTGTGGTGTGCCCACCTGTGAATTAGACAGATGGGCACACGGACACAGTGGTCAGTCCACGTTGCCGGACTTGGTCCAGGCGTTGGGCGTGTACTCGGCTTGGCCGCTGCGCGACTCGGCACGCAGGGTGTCGACGTCAACCTGGACCTGCTTGAGCAACAGCGTGTCGTCCATGTTCATGGTGTCTCTCCTTTCTCGGGGTCAGGCCGCGGCGCGCGCGGCGATGGACTCGCGGGTGGGCACGGTGTTGCGGGCGATCAGGTGCCAGGCCTTGCCGTTGCCCATCTTTCGGCGGGCGTGGTCGGGATTGCGCCACATATCCCCGGCAATCCAGGGATGGTGGTACATGCTGCCGCGTGCCAGCATGGTGCCGTCGGGCAGCGTGGCGACCTCGGTTGCCGTGTGGGCCGTGCCGTACAGGGGCGTGCCGTCCGCCTGCTCGACCTCGCGGCGATGCTTGGGCTTGGTGATGCGGGTCGTGGGCATCATTTGCCACAGCCAGTGCCGACCGTAGTTCTTCCCCTGCCCGCTCAACCAGTAAGACCAGTCGCCGGTAAAGTCCACGGCCTCGACAGCCGGCACGAAGTCGGTGTCATCCTGCATCTTGAAGTTGTAGTCGTTCTCGACCCAATCGCGAACCGGGCCCGTGCGCTTGGTGATGACACCGCCCATACGCCTGATTTGGGCCGTCGTGATCTCGGTCGGGATTGCGAACATGTCACCCTGCCGGGTGACCTCACGACCCATGTCCTCAGCGGTGAGGACCGCCTCAGGCTTGAGCGACTGCATTGCGTCCTCGAACGACGACACCGGACGTGGCAACTCCGACAGGAAGTACAGCGGTCGCGACTCCTGCCGGTCGAACGATGACACGTAGTACGCCGTGCGCTCGAACTCGCCCCACGGCTGAGTCTTGGCCGTGAATACGGCATCACCCAGCCAGTGCCGCACCGAATGCCAGCGGTAGGTGCCATCGGCGTCCAACTTGACCAGCTGGCCACCCGCGACCGATCCGACGAAGTGGTCGGTTGAGTCATTCACCCACACGTAGCGCGATCCGTAGTAGCCGGCGCGGACGTTGTCCACGATCATGCCGCCGGGTGCGACCGACGACGACTGCGCTGTGTACTCGAAGCCGTCCGCCTTGACGTCGATCGGTTCGATCGTCGCCGCCTTGATGTTTGCGTTGCTCAGTGCCTCGAACGGCACGATCACGTAGGTGATCTCGGCGCGGGCCAGTGCGTTTCGCACCTCGGACTGGTGCCGGGTAGTCGACACCGAGTAGGTGTCACCGTTGAGCACGGCGTGCCGGATCGTGCCGTCGTCGTTGCGGATGAGGATGCCCAGCGGGAAGTGGCGACCGTAGGAGTAGATGACGTCACCCTCGGAGAACACGTTGCAGCCGGCCAGGGTGGTGCGTAGACCCTTGGGGTTGCTTATCCACCGTGCGACCATCTTTTCGGTGTTGGACATGGGGTTGCCTTTCAGTGTGTTGAGCTAACCGTTGAGTGATCCGTCCAAGTGTTGGTTAGACACTTGGGCGGACGGACCCACAAGTCAGTTCCGGTATGCCGAGCTGTCGTTGTAGTAGCGGCCATCCCAGACGCAGGGCAGGCCATTGGTGTTGCCATCCTCGTACTCGCACGCGGGCAGCACTGCCACCATGGATGGTGGCACGTTGTCCAGGTCAACCGGTGCCGGTGCCTGATGTGCGATGAACAGGGACAGGATGAACGTGGTCACGAGCATGTGAACCTTTCTGATGTCTAGCTGATGACTAGACACTAGCAAGCGTGAATAGTGGGTGTCAACCCTAGGTTACTCAGCTGAAGAATGCGACCGACCAGCTGTTGATCGGCTCAGCGAACCAGTCGGACCCGAGCACCTCACGCGTGATCTGCTGCAGGTCGTCGCGCAGGTTCCAATCGTAGTCCGGGCACTCTTCCCAGCTCACCAGCCACGGGCAGCTGCTTTCCTCATGACTGCCCGGGACCACCGTCGGTTGGTGGCCGACAAACCAGCCATCATCGAACTTGGCATCGTACTTGGCCGCGAGGCGTCGTGCGATCTCAGCGACCTGGTCGCGATTGAGGGTTGCCATTCTGTTGCCCTTTCGGTGATTCTAGACTATCGAAGTCTGTAGTGGAAGTCAAGCAGCGAGCTTGACCAGCGAGACCCGCTTGACCAGCGAGACCACGGGACGAGCGTGCCGGCCCGAGCTGACATAGGGCTTTGTTCCGCGGAGTTCACCCCACGTCACGTCATCCCAGAGGTCGTAGATGTGTGCGAGCGCGTCGGTGGGGACGAGCCGCTTGTTATCGGTGCTGTGACGAGACATGGTTCAGGCCTTTCGGATTCGGGAAGTTTGTTTCTCTCTCGTTCTGGTTTAAGTCTACCAGAGTAGTGAGTGGAAGTCAAACCGTAGTGGTCTGTGGTTTGCTAGCGTCGCAGTGACCATCTAGAACCTAAGTTTGACTGTGAGCACTGCCCACAGGTCGCCACCCATAGTGCGATGTGAGGAATCGAACCTCATCTACTTAGACAGTAGACACCATGCATCGCTGTTTTGTCAAGCGTTGACAGTTGTGCCCATGGCGATGGTTGCCATGACAACCTCATTCTGTAGAGACTTGGGCACATTGGTACCCATCCAACGCTGCCAGTCGGCAGGGTCACGGTTGACCAGGCGCCGCGCGTACTCGTCGACCTGCCGCGCACGGTTAGCCGCTGCCCGAGACTTGTCCACAGACTTTCGGTTGACCTGCCGGACCGTGGACTTCCGAGTTTTGGGCAGACTTGTCCCAGTGCCGGCACGGACCTTTTTCCGACGGACCTCACCGAACTCTTCGACCAGCCCCATGCTGGACAGGTCGCGACGCCGCACCTCATATCCGCCCGGAGTCTCGACCACCTCACCACGATCGTAAAGGTAACCGCGTTCTTTGTCGGTGAGGTTCGACCACGGTTGCGCACCCTCACGGTACTGCTGCCGTGACGTCCGAACCGAGTTGCGCGCCGTGACCCGCGGGTCTGCCGGACCACTCGGACCCCAGAAGTCACCATGGGGAAGTGGTCGGTTCGCGAACCTATCGTCACTCATTGGTCTAAACCTTTCTTTCTGCCGTTGCCCTTAAGTCTACCAGAGTAGTTAGTGGAAGTCAATCCTTGTCGGATTCGAGTTTGCTAGCGTCGCAGTGACTCTGTAATCCAAGGGTCGACAAACCGAGCCATGCCGGCATGTCACCACAATTCTGGTTGGTGGAATTACTCCGATTGAACGGTAGGGCCCATGTCCCGGTAATTCCCGATAACCTATTAAACCATAGGTCGGTGGTGGAAGTCAACCGAGTGAGAACAATTTGTCCTCATGAGCTTCAGCGCACGGTTCACAGTAGTGGAAGTGTTCACCATGCGCCTCGCACACCATGCGACGGCAGTACGCGGCCGCGACCTCGTAGTCGCGAAACGTCGTGATGGTCTCACCGTCGCGCGACACATGGTGCCGACCGTCGCGCTTGTCGACTGTCAGCGCGCCGTACTCGGACCGGACCCACCGACGACTGTCGTCGCGAACGATGGTCATATCGTGCTGGTCAACAAACATGACAGAACCTTTCACTAGAAACGGATCTAACAGAGTGGCAATACTCCGATTGAACGGTAGGGCCCTAATGTCCCGGTATTGCCTCACGGTTCGACTACGCGGTGTGTTGGGAGTACTTCAGAAAAATGGTGTCGATGCTCGGATCGCTACCGTCGCCGATCTTTACCATGGTCCCGATCATGGTGTCATTCACGCAACGGATGCATCGGCCATTGGCGATGGTATCGGCATAGGCGATAGCGTCGAGCTCGGTCCGAACCGAGAAACTACGCGCGGCACCACACTCGGACGTTGTTGTTACCTCATGAATCCACATGGCAGAACCTTCCACTAGAAAACGGATCATTACAGAGTGGCAATACTCCGATTGAACGGTAGGGCCCTAATGTCCCGGTATTGCCTTAACGGTTAAATTGAACCATAGGTGGGGAGTGGAAGTCAACCCTTAACCGTACCGGGGACAACGGATGTCACGTACTCACCGGAGTGAGTGACAACCGTGACGTATCGACCGTCGTGAGACTCGTCGACGATGATGAGGTCCAGCTCATCATTCAAGTCGACAGACACAATCGCGTCTCCGTTGTCGTTGGCAGACCACAGAATCCGGTAGGCCATGTTCGCCATGTCATCCGACAGTGCCAGGTCGTCGACTCGGTTGAGCGCTTCGGTGGTGGTGAGTGTCATTTCATCCCTTTCATTGAACCGACTCCCATTAAACCACGTGTCAGGAGTGGAAGTCAATTCCTCCCGCGCGGTGTCGGTGGGGTCGGTGCGTGTCATGAGAGAGAATCTATCAGGTGGCACCCCTACTTAGGGAAGCCTAATCCGTGACAACATTGGTTGTCACCAGGCCGGCCTAGTGTCACAGTGACGTTTCTGCCCGTACCTCGGACCTAGGACGTCGGCGCTGCCGGCAGGGTCGCCGCCTGGTCGCCGCCTGGTCGCCGCCGGCAGGGTCGCCGCCTGGTCGCCGCCTGGTCGCCGCCGGCAGGGTCGCCGCCGCCCTACCGAGCGCTCGCTCGGTGCCGGTACCCGGGGAGGGTATGCCGCCCGACCGAGCGCTCGTTCGGTCCACCCAAAACCGCTGGTCAGGGCGCCGGCGAGGGTCCGAAAAATCGGAAAACCGCAGGTCAACCCCCCCGCCGCCCCCCGCCGCCGCCGCGCGACGCTC